GCGTGACCCCAATGACCCCAATCGGGTCAACGTGCTCTATCCGCCCGACCTCATCAACCAACTCCGCGTCTTTGCCGTGCTGGCGCAATTCCGCCTGCAATACGATCGCGGCATCGACTTGCAGATCATCGGGCCGGCGCCCGGTCCGTTCCAGGCGTCGTCAGGCGCGCCGTCGCAGTAAATCCCATCAACCAATCATCGCAATAGGAGAAACACGCTATGGCACAGAGAATAGCCGGCATCGCGTTTCTGACCGTCGACGGCTCGCAGCTGGCGTTGCGCGGCAATTTCACGGTCAGCCCAAGCGCGGTTGAGCGCACCATGCTGGCCGGGCAGGACGGAGTCCACGGCTACCAGGAACTGCCGAGAGTCCCCTACATCGAGGGCGACCTGTCAACGGTGCCGGGGCTCTTGCTCGAAGACCTTGAGGCGCAAACGGACGTGACCGTTGTCGCCCAACTCGCCAACCGCATGCAGTACACGCTGACGGGCGGCACCTGCAAAGCCGGCTTCGACAACAACACCAGGGACGGCCAAGTGCGCGTTCGCTGGGAAGGTCTGGCCTGTCAAGAGATGTCCATCGCATGAGCCCCGAAATCGTCAAGCCGATCAGGGAGGGCTTCGTGATCGACCCTCCGGCGTCTCCGCTGCCGCGCGACACGCCGCCGGCGCAGCCGCTTCCATCGCAATTGAAATCCGAACAGCCAACGCCCGAGCCGCCGCTTGCCGAGATCGATCTTGTCCGTAAAGACATTGCCGATGCGGCCGAGCCGTGGCCCATCACGGTCCATTTGCTCTACAAGTCGATCCGCAACGACAAGGGCGAGTTGGTTGACAAGCTGACGTTCCGCGAGCCGAAGGCCGCCGACATCAACCGGATCGGTAACCCGACGCGCGTGCTGTGGGACAGCGAAGTCATCATCGAAGAACGGAAGATGACATACATCATGGCGACGCTCTGCGGGATTCTCCCGCCGTTGCTGGATGAAATGGACCCGCGCGACTGGAACAGCTGCGCACTGAGACTGCGGAAATTTTTTTTACCCGATCTTCGGGCGTGGTCCTGACGAACATCGACGACAGCATCATCCTCGATTGCTATCGCCTCGCAGCGCACTATCACATTGATCCCCGCATCTTCCTCGAAATGTCCATCAACGAAGTGAGCTTGCATTTGCGGCGCACCGCGCAGCTTTTGCGTGAGCGCAAGGCAAAGGAAGACGATTAGATGGCGACCGAGCAGGACGAACTACGCTTAACCGTTACCCTGGTCGACAATGCGTCGGCCGGGATCGCGTCGTTGCGCGGCCAAATTTCGCAGCTTGGCAGCGGCAGCACGGCGGCCAATCTTGAGAATTTCAGGCGCAAGCAGGGCGAGCTTGGCGAGCAGATGAAAGAGTTGACGGCCCTCGCGGTCGGCGGCGATAAGGCGTTGCTCTCGTACATCGGGAAATTTGGTGCTCTCGGCATTGCCGCCGCTGCCGGGATAGACGTGCTGAAGACTTTTTCCAACCAGATGGCCAGCGTCAGTCGTGAGGCGAAGCTGATTGGCGTCGGTCCAACGAATTTGCAAAACATCGTTGATCAGTTTCGAAAAGTGGGTGTCGAAGCCAAGGACACTCAGGCGATGATGGCCAAATTCACAACGACGCTGGTCGAGATCGGGCGGGTCGGCAGCGCGCAACGTGAAAAAATACTCAGCATGGCCGTCGACCCGGCGAGGATGAACAAGACCATCGAGGCATTGGAAGCGGCGACGACCGCGGAGGACAAGCTATCCATCGCCCAAGAGGAAGGGGAGAAGATTCGAAAGGCGCGTTACGATGAAGAGTTGAAGCGAACGCACAACGAAGCCCAGGCGAAGGCTGATGCGGCTCGCGCAGAGCAGCAATGGTACGAAGCGCTCGGCTTGAGTGCGGAGGCGATGGAACGGCACACCGGCAAATTCAAAAACCTGACCGCCGCCGAAGAGGCACAGCTGAAAGTGACTCAGGAAAACGCGGAAAAGGTCACCAAAGCCTGGGAGGACATTGACGCCGCCGCCGCCAAAGCCGGCCAAAGCATGGTCACCGCATTCGGACCAGCGCTAACGAGTGTGTTGAGTAAAGTGCCGGGCTTCATCTCGGATATCACCACCGCGATGGGTGGGATGGTTAAGCAAAGCAATCAAGACGTTGAGGCATTGAAAAAATGGGATGTGAAAACATTCTTGTTCGGCAAATCATCGGAACGGCCGGCACCGATGGCCCCGTTCGCAACGCCGCCGAACGTGACTGCGGTCGACGCGGCGAAGGGCGCGTGGAGTGGCGTTAAGGGGGTCGCTTCAAAACTTTGGCAAGGTTGGGGATCGGCTGATACTCCCGACGTGCCGCACATGCAGCACGGCGGCATCGTCTCGCGCGCAACGCTCGCCATGATTGGCGAAGGCGGCCCAGAGGCGGTCATTCCGTTGAGCGGCGCCGGTCGCGGCCCCGGCCAGGAACTCGCGAAGGAAATGAAAGAGAACACCGAGCAGCTTCGGCGATTGAACGACAAGCTGATGCTGATGACCGGCGGTCGCGGCGGCGGTGGGAGCGTTGGCGGTGGCGGCGGTGGCGTGCCGTATGGCAGCAGCGTCGGACCCGGCACGGGCGCGGGCGCTGGCGAGTCGGGCGGCGGCGGCGGCATGGGCGGCGGCATTGGCGGCATCCTGGGCAGCATCGCGGGCGGCGGTATGGGTGGCCTGGGCGGCATGATGCGCGGGCTCGGCGGCCTGCCTGGGTTCGGCGGCGGCGGCGGCCTGGGCGGCATCATGCGCAGCATCACGGGCGGCGGGATGGGCGACCTGGGCGGCGGTGGCGGCGGCCTGGGCGGCATGATGCGCGGGCTCGGCGGCCTGCCGGGGCTCGGCGGTGGCGGCGGCGGCGCACGCCCTTATGGCAACGATGCCGGCCCCGGCACTGGCGAAGGCGCAGGCGCGACGCCAGCGGGCGCCGACGGCGCAGCCGGCGCGGGCGGCGGCGGCAGGATCAGCGGCGCGGCATCAACTCGCGGCGGGGCCATCTACCAAAAATTGCTCGCGGCGTACAAAGGTTCAGGACTTGTCGGCGTCGTGCCTCATGACGGCGCGAAATTTGGAATCAAAACAGGTTCCGCCGAAGAGTGGGCACGGTTCGGCACGGCCGTCGCCAGCGCCGAGTCAGGGTTCAATCCACGATCTGCCAACACGTCTGATCCCGGCGGTTCGTTTGGTGTGTTTCAATATGCGCATGGTCAAGTGCCCGGCGGGAATGCCTACGACACAGACGCGTCGGTCAAAGCGTTTGTGAGAGACTCGGTTAGCTCGGCGCAGGGTCGCGGTGGCCTCGAAGGTGGGATACTCGGCAGGCGATTTTCAACCATCGGAAGGCATCCGCAAAGCGTCGCCCAGAACATGGGCATCGCGAATCGGATCGCCGCCGGGGCGGCAGATGGTGGCACAGGCAAGGGCGGCTCGGCTGGAGAAGCCACTGAGACGAAAGCCGTCCCTGGTAGGTTTGCGGCTGATCTCACGGCGATGACGCTGGCCGGTGCCAAGCCGCACAACATCCACGCCTACATGATGCAGCACGGCATCAACCTCAGTGAAGCGACGTGCGGACAATTCATGGCTTCCGTCGTCAAGGATCACGGTGGCGTTCCGCCTAAAAATGCCGAGACAGCGTCCAGCTGGAACAATTTCGGCAGCCCCGGATATTCAGATGATCCCAACGCGATCAACATCGCGGTCAGGCAAAATGTTCGCTCCGGGGGAGGATCGCACGTCACGGGCGCCATCCCGATCAGGGATAAAAGCGGCAAGATAACTGGATTCCGTGGCGTCGGGGCCAATCAATACAATCCACCGGGGGCGGAACATGGGGTGGGCCAATACGGGCGCGACGTTGTCTCCAGCCAAAACCTCAACATCGGCACCGGGCCTCGTGATTATGCCATTCGTCACGAGATCGTCGACGATCGCAACGCGGTTGACGAGGCCGCAGATCGGACCGTCAAAGTGCAAGGCGACGGCACGTTGACCGCGAACATCACGGCCCCGAAGGGAACGGACGTGAGCATGAAAGGCGGCGGCATTTTCCGCAAGCTCGCGGTCAATAGACAGCATCAGATGGAACAAGCGCGCGGCGGTCAGGTCGACGCCCCGCACGCTGGCGGCGTCGGCAACTAAAACCATGTCGACGATCCTCGATCTGCCAAATACGATTTGGCGCGATCAGCTGTTGCCGGCGACGTTCGCCGCCCAGCAATTTCATTGTCAGGTCAACAGCCGCGACGGCGGGCAGCGCCTCGTCGTTCACGAATTTCCAAAACGCGATTTGCCCTATGCCGAGGCGATGGGGCGTCACGCCATGACGTTCACGGTCCGAGGCTATTGCATCGTCTATCCGTTCGACACGTCACTGCCGCTCTATCGTCGCGACTACCGGATCGCGCGCGACAATCTCATCAAGGTGCTGGATGCGGGCCAGCCGGCCGTGTTGCAATTGCCGACGCAGGCGCCGATGTGGGTCGCATGCTCGCAATATCGGATGACCGAGGAAGAGCGGTTCGGCGGCTATTGCGTCTTCGACATGACCTTCATCGAGTACGGCAAGACCTTAAACGTCGCACCCAACGTCACCGCGCAATTGCTCGCGAGCGCGACGACGGTCCAGGACATCGCGCAGGCGATTCTCGAACAGGGATTCCCGCTATGAAAAAACCGGACTCGACCGAGGCCGGTGGATTGGTTGAGCGCTTGGTCAAGCGACTCGCAGTCACCATCTCGGCGACCGACCAGAGCGGAGCGACGGCGCGCGCGGCGCTCGGCGATCTGAGGGCGAACAGATTCGCCTATCTCGCCGCCGACACGCTCGGCGCCCCGATGCGAAATTGCTTCGACCTCGTGCGTCAGGCCGGCGCGACCCAGGCGAAGATCGCCAACGTGCTAAGCCTGACCGAGGCCGAGACACCCGTCACGCTCGGCGCGACATTGGTGCAGACTTCGGCGATTTACTTCTGCCTTGCAACGCAAGCGCAGATCATCGCAAGCATGACGTTCACGAGCCGGCAGGATGTCGATGCATTGCGCGCGGCGCTGCTGGCGCCATTCAGCACTGCCGAAGAGACCGCCGCCGATGGCATGGCGCAAGCAAGCTTTATGGCGCTGATCCAACTCGACGCCGCGGTGATGAATTTTCTCATCACGTCGGCGTCGCCGCTCCCGCGCATGGTCGCCTACCAATTCGCCGACATCCTGCCCAGCTTGGTCGTCGCCTATCGGCTCTATCAGGACGCGGGCCGGGCCGATCAGATCGTGCAGGAAAACAAGATCGTGCATCCGGCATTTTGCCCAACGGCCGGGCTGGCGCTGTCGGCGTGACATGGTCGTCAGGATCGTCGATCAACCGGACCAGCCGTCCTTCGATCAACGTGCCGGCAGCATGTTCGACACGTCGACGCCAAAGCCGGGACAGTCGGCGCCCGACACGCCAGCGCCGTGGGTCGACAGCCGGTTCCCGCCAACCGAGATCGCTATTCTCGAAGTCAACGGCCAGCTGTTCACGGATTGGGAGCAGATTTGGCTGCAATTTCGCTGGACCGAGGCGTTCGCCTATTTCCGGTTCATCGCGGCCGAGCGCATGCCGACGCCGGCCGATTGGAAGTTGTTGCAATTCAAGCCCGGTGACTCGTGTACGGTTTGGCTGGCCGGCCAGCGAGCGTTGACCGGCATCATCACCGATCGCCAAGTCAGCTATGACGCCAATCGCCATCAGGTGCAGCTGATCGGCAAGACGTGGTCGCGCTGGGGCTACAAGTCCAGCGTCGACACGCCGACCGGCAGTTTCGACGGCAAGACGTTGTCGCAGGTCTATACCGAAGTGATGGGCGTCTACCCGGGCGAAGCAAAGATCATCGGGGTCGTCAATCCGATTCCATTCACGAAATTGCAGAACGAGGTTGGCGAACTGACGTGGGATTTTCTGGAACGGATATCGCGCCCGCGCGGCGCCGTTCTCGGCTCGGATCAATTCGGCAACTATCTGTTGATCGGTGATCATGAATATCGCGTCTCGGCCGTACTGAAAGAGGGCGAAAACATCAAGGCTTGCGAGTGCGTCATCAGCCATGATTTCTTTCACCAAATTTTCGAGTCGCGAGGACAGACGGCCGGCGACGATGAGCAGTCGGGCGCGGCAGCCAATGAACTGAAGTGCATCCTCGCCGGCCAACCGACCCTCTATAGCAAGCTCATCACGCAGCTGGATCATCCGGTCAAGACGACGGCCGAGGTTTGCGATCACGCCCACAACGTCGCGAAGTGGCACGCCGGCACCGAGATCACGGCGAACATCGTGGTCTATGGATGGACCTATGACGGCGTGCATCTGTGGGAATGCGGTCAGAACGTCTACGTCGACTCGCCGATGGCGATGTTGAACATGACCTTGAAAATCAGAACCGCGACATTCGAGCAGAACAACAGCGTCGGAACGCAAACCACGCTTGAGCTTGTCGCGCCATGGATGCTGAACGACCGCAGGGTTTTCGGCGAACCGGACGCCCCGGTCGCGCCGGCCCCCAGCCCTGAAGGCACACCACCGCCAAATCTGGAAGAGTAGATCAATGCATCGATCGACGCCGATGAACTCATCGTTCCGCAGTTACACGGCCGGCGGCGCTCGCTCGGCCGTGCATCAGGCCGACGACAGCAAGCTCATGCAGGAGATGGGTGGCAACTTCATGCATGGCGAGACCCGCAAAGGAGTCGAGTCGCCGCAAAATTACGGCTTTACCAGCGTGGTGATGGACGCCGACAAAGACCAGGACGGCAACGTCACCGGCAGCGCCGAATGCATAGTTTCGTTCATGGGCGGCAATCGTTCGTTCCCGGTCGCCGGGCCGATGGACGATCGCCGGCATCGCCTCAAAGACCTCGATAAAGGCGATGTCGCCATGTTCAGAACCAACAAGGATCAACTGCAATTCCATCTCACGCAGACTGGCGCTTTCTTGACGGGGCCAACCAACAAGAAGCTGCGCATGCAGCTTGTCGATCCCGACCAGCAGGGTAGCGGCGGCGGCAGCCAGCAGAAAGGGCAGAAGGCGCAGTACAAAAATAATTCCAAGAAATATTTTGAGCAGACCAATGACAACACCAACCTAGTCCACGACCAAACAATCAACTACAAGACCGGCTTGCACAGTTTCCAGCCGCCCGAGGGCGGTGGCTCCGCCAGAGCCGCCGGTGGCCCGCTGGTTCAGATTTTCGGCGACAAGTTTACTAATGGTCTCGGTTACTTCATGAAACAGGTGACCGCGGCACCGCCGACATCGTCGATGCATGTAACGACCAAGGGTTATGTCGACAGCATCATCCAGGGGCTTGGCTTCAATATCCCATCAATTCCCTCGCTGCCGATGCCGCCGTTGCCGCCGGGAGTGACCTTGCCTCCGGGTGTCTTGCCAACGGAAACGGTGCAATCAGCACCACGGGAACCGGATTCGACCACATGGGTCGATACACTCTTCCGCAGGCTGGATGCTATCGAGGCGAGATTGGCCTCGCTCGAAGCGAGGATGGGATGACATGGGCCAAGCAAGCCCCGTCCCAGATATCCGAACCGCGCAAGTATTCGGGGCACCTTATTTCGAAGTAACGATCGACTGGACGCTGCTCGGCGACGGTACGCTCGACGATACGCAGGCGCTCGCGACCGCCGTCGTCGTGGCGCTCGGAACCAACATGCTCGCCAATATCGACGAGCCGTTGCCCGATCCGGATTCGACCGATCGCGGCGGATGGTGGGGCGACCTCGACGCTGACACGATTTGGAACGGATGGGACATCGGATCAAAGCTCTGGCTGTTGCGTCGATCGGCCATCGAGTCGGTTGCTTCGCGCAGCGGATCGACCGTGGCGCGCGTGCTGGCCTACATCTCGCTCGCCATACAGCCGTTCGTCGATCAAAAAGTCTGCTCCCGGTTCGATGCCACTGCCGAACGCGTCGACAAGCAGCGCATCGATGCCTTGATCACGGTCTATCGCGGCCCCGTCACGGCGATCCAGTTGCGATATCAAATTCTTTGGAACGAACTCGTCGACGCGTCGCGAGGGTGAAACACAAATGCCATGGCAGACGCCGACACTCAGCACCGTTCGCGGCCTCGTGCGCGACAGCATCCACGCCAAGCTGCCCGGGTCGGACGCGGCCGTGCCCAACAGCGTCTTGCGCGTTCTTTCCGATGCGATGGGCGCGCTCTGTCACCTTACATTGCAATATATTGATTGGTTGGCGCTTCAACTTCTGCCAGATACGGCAGAGACGGTTTGGTTGGACCGGCACGGCCATATCTGGTTGACCAACGCCGATGGGTCGACCGGGCGCAAGCTCGCGACCCAGGCCAGCGGCACCGCGAATTTCGTCACTACGAGCGGCACCGTGCTGGTACCAAGCGGCACGATACTCTCCTACAGCACCGGCATGGGTTATCAGACCAGCGCCGACATCCAGACCGACGCAAGCGGCCTTCCGACACCGGCGCCGATCTTTGCCCTCGACCCCGGCATGATCGGCAATCTCGATCCCGGCACGCAACTCGCCTTGCAGACGCCGCTTGCCGGCGTTGTCGACTCGATCACGGTCGTCACGCTCGTCGGCGGCACCGACAACGAAACCGATGACGAACTTCGCGCTCGCGTGCTCCGGCGTATCCAGCAGCCGCCGATGGGCGGCGATGCCACGGACTACGAGGCATGGGCGCTCGCCGTGCCCGGCGTCACCCGCGCGTGGTGCGCGCCGATGGAAATGGGCATCGGCACCGTGTCGGTGCGTTTCATGATGGACGATGTCCGCGCCGACAATGCCGGGTTTCCGTTGCCGTCGGACATCGACGCGGTCTCGGCTTATCTCGACACCGTGCGTCCGGTGACCGTGAAGGAATGCTATGTGCTCGCGCCGCTCAAGCAACCGATCGATTTCGATATCGTCAATCTCAATCCTGACACGACGGCGGTGCGTGCGGCGATCGAGCAATCGATCCTCGACATGCTCTACATCTACGCATCGCCTGGGCAAACGATCTTCGCGGCCTGGAAATTTGGTGCCGTGCTGAATGCCTCCGGCGTGATCTCCTTCGACATGACGACAACCGAAGACGATGTCATGCCGGACGCCGGCCACATGGCGACCTTGGGCGATCTTTACTACAGCACCGCGGCCGTGCCCCCGCCGGTATCGCAGCAAAGCATCGCCCATTCGAGTCATGGCTGAACCTGACGTTCATGCTCGACGCAGCGGCGCCGATTATGCTCAAGCCTTTCTTGCTCTGTTGCCGCACGGAGCGGCTTGGCCGCGGCATGCATGGTCGACCTTGGTCAAGACGTGCATGGGCTTGGCTGATTATTGGGGCTTCGTCGACAGCCGCGCCGCCGACTTGTTGGAGATCGAGTCCGACCCGCGGCTGACGGTCGAATTGCTGCCCGATTGGGAACGCGCCTGGGGTCTGCCCGATCCTTGCGTGAAAGCACCGCAAGGCATCGTCGCGCGCCGGCAGGCGTTGTTGTTGAAGATGACGATGCTGGGCGGGCAGTCGCGCCAGTTCTTCATCGATGTCGCGGCGTCGCTCGGCTACACCATCACGATCACCGAATATCTGCCCTACATCTGCGGCATCTCGCGCGTCGGCGACACGCGATGGGCGAAGGACAATCCCGACGATCCGACGCATTTCATGTGGCAGCTGGGGCCGCCGGAGATTCGCTACTACTGGACCGTCCACGTCAACGCGTTGGCGCTCACCTACTTTCGCACCGGCATCAGCGAGTGCGGCGTCGACCGACTGTTGGCGATCGGTGTCCCCGAAGACCTTGAATGCGTGCTCAACCGCTGGAAGCCGGCGCACACCGTCATCGTCTACGACTTCTCGTCAGTCGCCTCGCTCGATTTCTCCCAGACGTTCAACAGCTGCTATCTCGGTTTGGGGATGATGTAGATGGACAACAAGCAAATCAAAGACGGCGTCGGCGACGTATTCGACCTGCGCATGCGCGATCTTTCGCCGGGCGGCGACGGCTCGCTGCAACGATCGATGATCCTGGCGACGGGCTATCCGCTCGACTACCAAACCGGCGGCATGTTCCAGCACTGCGCCAAGAGCGGCATCATGGCCGCCGGACTCGCCGCCAACGCGCCGATCTATTCGTTCTACTGGCCGGCGACATTGATCGGCTTGGTGCGGCGCGTGCGGTTGAATGCCTGGACGCTCGGCACACCATTTGCTGCTGGGCTCGCGACCTTCGACCTTTTCGCCGCCCGCAATTTCACCGCGAATTACGGCGGCGGCAACGCGGCCGATCTCAGCGGCGAACACGCGCAGCTGCGCACCAGCATGGGCTCGTCGCTGGCGAACATCACGGTCGCCGCCACCGCGGCGCTGACGCCGGGAACGCGCACGCTCGATCCTGATCCGCTCGACTCGCGCACCGTCAACGCGCCGGTCGCCGGCAACACGACGTTCACCGCTGGCGCCATGACGCTCTTTGAAAAGCTCCAGGACGAGCATCCGCTGATGCACGTCACCAACGAGGGCTTCGTGATCCGCGCCACCGTGCCGGCGACGGGCGTGTGGGGATTCGCGGTGACGACCGAATGGAACGAAGTGACGATTTTCTAGGAGAGGTTCGGCGATGAAATACAATCAACCGTTCGATCAACCGTCGAATCCGAACGCGCCTTATATCGACGGCAATCCTGCCGCCGGCATCCAAGGCTCGATCGTGCCGGCAGCGGCGGTCGAATATCCGCAGCGCGAGATCGTGAACACGATCCAGGCGGCTGGTCTGACCGGCACCAATGCCGATCTCAACCAGCTGCTCGAAGCGCTCAAGATCGTGGACGTGTTCAATCACTTTAAACTTGGCACGAACAGCGGCAACGCCTCGCAATGGAGTTGCACGATCCCAACGCTGCCGATCATGCCGCCGCCGCGCGGCTGCACGATCTGGTTCGAACCGATGCTTGCCTCGGTCAATGGCGGCACCGTTTTTTCCGTCAACGGCAGCGCGTTCGCTCCGGTCAAGATGACCGACGGTTCGGACATCGCCATCGGCGACGTGGCCGGACCGGGTTGGTTGTTGTTGTTCTTCGACGGCACCAATTGGGTCATTCTCGCCGGCTCCACGCGCGTCCCCAGCAGCAGCACCGGCGGCGGCGGGACACCACCCCCCGGCGGCGGCACGATTCCCGCGCTGCAAAAAAATGCAGATTGGTACGTCAACGGCACGACCGGAGACGACACTTACGATGGCACTTCGGCCACCTTTATCAGTGCCAAAGTCGGGCCGTTCAAGACGCTCCAGCGCGCCGCGAACGAAGTCCCCAAGTACAACATGAACGGCTACAATCAAAACATCCACGTCGCCGACGGCAATTATGGACCCGTCATATTTGGCAGCCTGAACGGCGCCGGCGAGTGCTATGTGATCGGCAACGCCAACGCGCCGCAGAACTGCACGATCACGGGGAATACGAGCGTGGTGCCATATTGCGCCATTGCCCAATACGCCGAAGGCAGCAGCTATGATTATACAGGCTTTCGGCTGTCGACACCTGCTTCCGGGGGCTACGACGGCTTCGCAGGCAACGGCGGATATGCGACGCTGCACACCATGCGGTTCGGCCCTTGCGGCCGCTATCATATTTCCTGCAATCAAGACGGCGCTACCGTCGACCTCGAAACCGGTACGATCTTTATCGAGCCGGGTGCCAATGCCGTAGCGCATATATCCGCCGAGCAACTTGGCTTCGTCACGCACTCGCCGAATTTGCCGACGCTCAACATTCTTGGAACGGTGACATTCACCAACGGCTTCATCCAAGCAGATCATTTGGGCTACGCGCAGATGCAGTACACGAGCATCACCAATCCACAATACGTCACCGGACCAAAGTTCGCAGTATGGATGAACGGCGTCGTCTCGTCCCTTCATGGCGTGAATTACTATCCGGGGAGCGCTGCCGGCACGCAAAACACCGGCGGCCAAGTCGATTGAGGATCAACAACAATGGCTGGCCCAGCTTATTACACCGGCACGATGAACATCGCGATGAACGATGATTGGATCGTGCCGTTCCTCTATGCCTCACTCAACTCGGACGGCGTCACCACGACGCCGATCGATCTCACCGGATCGACGCTCAAGATGGAAATCAGAACCAGCGAAAGCGATCACAATGTCGCGGTTTCTGTCTTCTCCCCCGACAATGGAATTCTAATCACCGATGCGCCCGGTGGCGCATTCACCGTCACCTTGGATCGCAATCGCTTGAGCCAACTACAACCGGGAAGCTACGTCAGCGACATCGTGCGGCTGATGCCGAACGGCTGGCAGGAAAGACTCTGGGAAGGCACCGCCACGGTCGTCGAGGGCACGACACGATGAGCGTGCAACTTCTCACGGTCGCGCCGCCGGGGCCGGCTGGCCCGGTGGGACCGATGGGACCGCAGGGCATTCAAGGCCCGCCCGGCCCGCAGGGTCCAGGCGGCTCGGGCCAGCAAGGCGAACCCGGCCCTCCCGGTCCGCAAGGTCCAGGCGGCACCGGGCCGGCGGGACCGCCGGGACCGCCTGGACCGACTGGCCCGCAAGGCCCGCCCGGCGGGGTGCCCGAAGCGCCAAACGATGGTTCGATCTATGCGCGCAAGAGCGCGGCATGGACCGCGCTGATCCCACCCAAGGTTACGGTCATCACGACCAGCGGCCCGTTCGTCGCGTCCACCAACCCGAGCCCCTTATATTCTGTTGTTGAATGCTGGGGCGGCGGCGGCGCTGGCGGCGGCACAGCAGCGGCGGCAACTAGCGTCAATCAAGGCGGCGCGGGCGGCGGTGCTGGCGGTTATTCGAGGAAACTTGTTTCCGCCGAAGCAATGGGCGCATCGCAGGCCATCACTATCGGCGCCGGTGGAGTGGGCGTGGTCGCCGGCGTAGGTGGAGCGGGTGGCGATACGTCTGTCGGTACTCTTTGCGTCGCTAAAGGCGGCGGCGGTGGCCAGGGATGCAACGGCTTTTGGACTCAAGGCGGGGTCGGAGGTGCTGCGGCAGGTGCTGTTGGTGACATCATTGGAACGGGTATGCATGGCTTTCCCGGTCAGGTGAGCGGCACCCTAACAGGCAACAACAACTGTGGATCAGGCGCCGGTGGTTCAAGCTCCATAGGCGGTGGCGGCCTCGCTTTTACAGGCAACATGGGGGCCAATCCTGGGGCTGGACACGCATCAGGCGGCGGCGGTGCTACTTCCTACAACGGATATGCTGCTTCAGCAGGCGGTGCCGGGACGGCTGGTCTTGCCGTGATTACGGAGCACTTCCACTAATGGCCGGCGAACGATTCAATCTCGCCGACGGCACGCCGCGCATCTTGCTCGTTCAGAGCGCAACGGCGGAAGATAAAACACTTGCGGTCGCCCCGATCGGGCCGGCGGGACCGGTAGGACCGGAGGGGCCGGAAGGCCCGCAGGGAGCGCAGGGAGCGCAAGGCAACACAGGGCCGCCGGGGCCAGTAGGATCGCAAGGTCCGATCGGGCAGACCGGACCGCAAGGACCAATCGGCGATACGGGTGCGACCGGCGCGCAAGGGCCGACCGGCAATACGGGCGCGACCGGTCCGCAGGGACCGATCGGAAATACGGGGCCGGCCGGGCCGACCGGTGCGACGGGCGCGCAAGGTCCACAAGGGCCGCCCGGCCCGGTGCCCGAAGCGCCGACCGACGGCAACCGCTATGCGCGTCAAAACTCTGCCTGGATCGGGCTCAATGGCGTGGTCGCGCCGCTCGCCTCGCCGATCTTCACCGGCGATCCGCAAGCGCCGACGCCTCCAGCCGCCGACAACGACACCTCGATCGCAACGACCGCCTTCGTCAAGACGGCGGTCGCCTCGGTCGCGACTCCGACTCCGACCGCACCAAAAGTAACGGTTTTCACGAGCAGTGGAACTTACACTCCTTCCACTGGACCGAGTCCAGTGTACGCCGTCTTAGAGTGCTGGGGTGGTGGTGCCGGTGGAGGGGGTTGTCCTGCGTCGGGGGCAAATAACGGCGGTGCCGCTGGGGGTGGCGGCGCAGGCGGTTACTCTAAAAGAACCGTGACATTGGCACAGATAGGTGGTGGTCAAACCGTGACCGTCGGAGCCGCTGGCGCAGCTGGCCCAGCTGGAGCGAATGCCGGTGGGAATGGTGGGAATACTTCTGTGGGTTCGTTGTGTGTCGCGAATGGAGGTAGTGGGGGCGGTGCTGGAGTTATGGGACTTGGATTTGGTGTCGGTGGGCTTGGTGGACTTGCTGGAACTGGTGACATTGCTGGAACTGGTGCGCCAGGAGGTTGGGGCGCTGGATCAGCGAACACTGCTGTGATCCAGGTCATAGGTGGCAATGGCGCGTCTACATCAATCGGTGCTGGTGGTCGCGCATCCGGTTATCCAGGACAAAACGCGAGTGGGTACGGAGGAGGTGGCTCTGGTGCGGCGTCTCAGTATTCCGGTGCCGCATACCCCGGCGGCATTGGGTCTGCCGGTATTGCTGTCATCACGGAGTACTTCTCCTAAATGAACGACGGCGATCAATTAAATCTCGCCAGCGGCATCCCGCGCATCACGCTGATCAAGAGCGTCGCGGACGTTCAAACACTGACGGTTGCTCCGATCGGGCCGGCGGGACCGGTGGGCGCGCAAGGGCCGCAAGGCGTCCCGGGGCCGCCGGGACCAATGGGGAACCCCGGCATCGGAATGCCGGGCGTGGCGGGACCGCCGGGACCGCCAGGAGCGACGGGCGCGCAGGGACAGACCGGTGCGACCGGTGCGACAGGTCCGCAAGGCACGACGGGCTCGACCGGGCCGGCAGGGCCGCAAGGACCGCAGGGTCCGCAAGGGCCGATCGGCAATACGGGCGCCACCGGCGCGCAAGGGCCGCAAGGCAATACCGGGCCGCAAGGGCCGATCGGCAATACGGGGCCAGCGGGACCGCAAGGGCCGCAGGGGCCGCAGGGACCGGCCGGCGCCTACACTCCGAGCGCCGGGCGGCTGGTCTGCTCCAGCGCCACCCTGATCCAATTTCTGCCGTTCAATGGCGAGTACATCAAGATCAATGGCGCGATCTACAACATTCCGCCGAGCGGGATAAATGCCGCGAACACGGGCGTCTACATCAACGGCGTCGTCGGGAACCTAGCGGCGTCCACCACCTATTACGTCTATGTGTTCAATAACGCCGGGGTACTCACGATTGATTTCTCGACGACGGCGAGAACGTCGAGCGGTACTGCCGGGAACGTCGGTGTTCAGATCAAGAACGGTGACGACACACGCTCTCTCATCGGAATGATCCGCACGAATGCCTCCGCGCAATTCGTGGATAGTTCTCAGCTTAGGTATACGTTGTCGTGGTACAATCAGCAGGACAAGGCCCTACAAATTGGTCTGTCAAACAATTCGACTACGGCTACTGGTCCTGTTCAAATTGGTACGGCCCAGGGCGAGGCGTTGAATTGGGCCAATCAGCCAGTCAACACGCTGCTGTTCGGGCAGGTTCAGATGACGGGGTCATATGCTGCTTTCGGTGTCTGGTTGGACGGCGTTCAGTCTGGGGCGATTCAATTCGCTTACAATGGAACTTTCGCGGTTCCAGCGGCCGGTGGTGGATGGTTGTTTCCTGCGGAAGGGAATCACGTTTATGCCGGGTACTACGGAGCATCAAGCGGGAGCGGTACGGTCACTTTCAACAATGCCACGCTTATGGCGCTGACCAAGGGATGATGGCGATGTCCTGCCGATCTCTGCTCCCTTTGGCGGCGCTCGAAGCCCGCAAACCCTAAATTTGATTTCGGCGCCTCGGCGCCGTCCGGCGTTCGCCAAAGCTGTTTCCCTTTGGCGGACAACGCTGACGACCCCTAACCTCGCCCCGGCTTCGGCCGGGGCTTTTTTTTGTGTCCCAAATCGCTAGGTTAGACGGATTAAACCTCCAAGTGAGCAAAAGGAACCGCCCGATGGTCACACGTGACGAGCAAGAACCGGAGCACGCCTATCCGAGCGGCGATAATGATCCGCGCGTGCGTGGCGCCCCGCCGGCCCTGGTCGCAGCGTTCTCGGTGATGAACCACATCAAGCCCGGCGCGATCAGCGACGCGGTGCGCTTTTATATGGCGGCCGTGATTGTTGGGCTGATCGAGCGGGCCTATGAGCAAGGCCGCGCCGGCAAGCCGCTGCAATTGAATATTCGAGACTTGAGACCAGAGATAGGCAGCGAGTGAGCCGCGCCCCGGCTTCGGCCGGGGCGTTTTTTTTGTGCCCGCGGCCGAAGTCGGGTGCCCAGGTCAAAGCGTCTTCAGGAACCGCTCGGCCTCACGGCCGGCGAGCGGCATGCGCTTGGTTTCGCCCGACTTGGTCGCCAAGAGCTTCGCGATCCGGCCGCGCGCCTTGCGTTTCTTTTTGTCGACGACCTCGGCCTTGATCTCGGCAGCGGCCAGCTTGTCGCGTTTCAGGAAGGCCGGAATGCCGCCGTCAGGCGCCGATGCTGGCGTCGCCGCCGGTGCAAGCGCTTCCTTGGTGATCTTGTGTTTGCGCTTGACCAGTCGGACTTCCTCGCGCGCCAACCGCTTCAGTGCGGCCTCTTGCGTGATCAGCATCTTGATCGCCTTGTCACGGTTGGCGGTCGCCGTCGTGATCCTTCTGGAGACCTCGACGAGTTTCGTGGTCGCACGTTCTAGTGCAGTCATGATGACTCCTTTTCAAACAGCCCGTCGCGATGGCTTCCCATCCGACGAAGCTATTATAGCAAACCGACTTTTCGAGATTGCTGGAAACGGCCTGTTTCAAGGCACTTGGGAGTGTTTTCTATAATCCGCTCAACGTAACAAATCGTGATTAGGTGCCGTTTTTGTTTGTTTGTTGGTCGCGCGATTTACGCATCTCATTGAGGATGAATTCGGCGATCCCGGCCTCGCTTCGCCAGCGGATTGTGGCCCACGTCATTTCGATCGTAAGGACTTTGTCATCCATCACGACGGCGAACCGGATGCTGTCCAGGCCGCGGGCTTTCTGGATTTTTGCGCCCGGATCGCTGGCGATGATCTCGCCGCGCTCGGCGGCCTTGAGCGATGCCGCCATCCGGTCGGCTTGCGCTTTCAGAACGCGAAGTGGGGAATGCGCGGTTGTCATCTCAAGTCCGGCAGCAGCGGTTGAACCTCGCCGGTCTCATACGCGATGGCGACCCGCTCGTGCGTCCACTCGTAGATCGTGCGTCCATCCGGCATGACGATGTTGGCATAGAACGCTTCCTCCAAGGTCTCGATGCCTGTATCGACGGATTCGAGCTTGGCCTTGATGACCAGCAGCAAGGCGCGCCACCGCTGCCGCGCCTCCTGCTTTTCCTTCTCGCTGGTGCCGGTCGGCAGCGGGACCGTGATCTTGATGTGGCGCCCTTGCGCCTCGAAGGCAATGATCGCGCGCCCAGCTTTGGTCATGTAGGCGAACGCGGTCGCGCCGTAGCGCGACAACGTGCGCTCGATCTCGGTGCGGGTCTGATCGACTCCTACGCTGGTCCGGGCGGCAAATCTGGCCATGTGGTTGCTCCTATGCGGCGGCGACGTTTGGGGGTGACGCCCTCGACCAGGATGCATGCGCGCCGGATTTCCTCGCCATCGCGCCGCTCCATGCGGGCCATGAACCGCCCCCACACCACCCGTCTCACCCGAAAGCCGCCGCGCTCCTGCCGGCCGAGCGCGTAGGCATCGGCGTTGCGCGCGCGCACGGTCTTTGCCGGCTTAAGGTGATAGTCACCCATATCAATCATCCGGCGGATCGGGCATCGGCTGCCAATGTGTCGGCGGTTCCTTGATGCGGAATCCGCCATCCCACGAAACCCATTGCGCCGGGCTCGATCCTCGCTTTTCTGCCCAATGCCCGCACGTCACGCGTTTCCCACGCCGCAAAATCTTGAGGGTGTCATCAAGCAGGGCCGTCTCTATCGGTCGCCAATCATTCATATCCAGACCTCGACAATCACCGGATCATCGTCAGGGTGGCGATCGAGCCGATAGAGCCCGCCCGGCAATTGGCTGCGCAAGTCTTCGAGCGTGGCGGCGGTGATGATCTCCCGCGTCGGGGCAAAGCCGTCAACCGAGACAAGCGACATGCGCGCGATGAAGCAATCCGGGAAGTCGGACGGATGGTCATAGACCGTCCAGATGGCGAGCGCGCCGTGCTCATCCTGGTGGGCCATTGCGATCGTCCGACCGATAGATTTCAACGTCCTCGCGCTTGCTGAATTTGGCGAGTCGGATCGGCTTGCGGAACACCGTCACCATCTCTTTGGCGACCTTGATCAGCGAATCGAGCCGCTTCTTGTCGGCCGCGATCAGCGGCACCACGCTGCCGTCTCCGAGCAATGGCGCGGCCACGACACCCTCGCCGCCGTCGTCGATCGACAGGAAAGCCCAAATGTTATCGATGCGGCCGAGATAGTTGGGCGGCGAGACGGCGACCGCGGCTCGCGGCCTCTGCGCCTCGATCGCGACGTTGATGCATTCGAGAATGAAGTCGCGTTCCTCTGGCTTCCATTCCGGCGAGATCGCGATTCGTTCCTTGATGTCGATGATGCGCGTCAAATTCATTGCGGCAATCCTATGTCGGCGATCAGCCGTTCGGCCTCTTCGCGGGGGATAACGATATGGCCGAGCGGCTTGCCGCTCTGCGGCATTCGGAACGCGAGATCGGCGCGTATCTTGGCAAGCACGGGGCTGGCATCGATCCGATCGAGCCGCGCCTGCATTTCAGCCTCGGTCATGACTTCCTCTGACAGTTCCAAACTTGACCCAACGGCGGGCAGCCAACTCGCATAGCGGCGCCGTCAAGCAAATCCCATTGGCGAAGCCGGCGTGTGTTGCCCGCCTCTTGCATCCGCACCAACACCGCCGTCGAGTTTGCGTCGGCTGCATATAGCGTCGGTGCTCCGTCGCGGATGCTCGTCCGCCCCCAGGTCATTTGCGTGCCTACTTGTCCCGGCAGGGCGCGATCCTCGGATCGTCCGGTGCCACGCCGTTCGCGATGGCCATCGCTCGATAGCTCCGGTAAAGCCGCAGCCCCGCGCGCTTGATCCTGCCGAAATCGAGCCGCCCATCGGCGAGACGCATCCGCACGACAAGGTTATGTAGGGCGCCCGGCGAAAGCAGGAAGCCGGCGCACGTCTGCGGAGCGCTCGCCGGGCTCATGTGGCACGCAAAGGTGCTCATGGCCGCATCATAGGCGGTCGGCGCCGAGAGCCGGAACGCCTCGGGCGGAAACTGTCCGCGCCGATCGCAACGCCAGGGACATTGCGCGCACGGCTCGACGCGGTAGCCGCGCCCCTTGCCGGCGCCCTCGACCGTGATGACGGCATGATGGCGCCCGGCCGGCCGGCGCCGCGTGATCCTTGGCCGCTTGCGTGGCTTCGTCATATCGTTGCCGCCGCCGCCTTGATGTCGGCCGCGCATCGCATCGCGGCATGTTCGGCCTCGGCGATCTCGTTGTTCAGCGTGGTGAGACGGGTTTTCGGCTCGCCATCGGGCAGCCCTTCGATGAACGATTTGGCGATGGTGGCGGCCGCGCTGATGCGGCTCAACTCGTGCCAGAGACGATCGGTGTGAGTCTTCGCCGGCTGTTTCAATTCGGTCTCCCCTTATCGGCGTGAAGTAAGCTCACGGCTTGGCGCGTGAGGGTGATGCGCGGATCGGCCATCAGCGTCCGCAATTCATCCGAGCGCGGCTCGCGCAGCTTGCCGCCGCGCGTGAAGATCGCGACGTGATTGCACTTCAGGCAGATCGAAGCGTCGCCGCGCTTTGGTTGATCATCGCCCGTGACCGATGTCGCGGCATCGAGCAATTCGTTGCAGCGAATGCATCGAGTGGCCTTAACGCGATAGGTCATTTTTCTGCGGCTCGATCGTGATGGTTTTCAGGTCTTGGTCCTCGTGGAACCGCTTGCAAAAGCCGCAATAGCGGTGCGCGACATCGTTGCTGTTGTGGCTCGTCATCCCGCAGCGATGGCATGTGATCGAGCGGCCGTCGGGTGCGATCGTGCAACCTTCGTCGGTCATCCCAGGATCACCTTCCGAGCCTTGGCGAGATTGGCGATGACATCGTGCGCATAGCCGACCTCGGTTGTGCGGGCTTCCGACTTGAAGGCGTTGCCGTGCTGTTCGTGCCATTGCCCGTCTTCCGCCATCGCGGGCGGGATGATCGAAAATCCGGCTTCCGACGAATAGCGCACCAGGGCGGCAATGCCTTCCTCGCCGCGCCGCGCCAGATACGCGCGCAAGTCAGGATCACGGTGCGCGTCGGGATAACGCGGGTCGCACCAAATCTGCACGACCTCTATGGTGATCGGTTCGCCGCCGTCGCCCGGCACCAGCTGGATGTAATCCGGCATGATATCGATGACGTAGTGCGAATGATTGGGTCGCCTCATGCGCCCGGTGTCGTTATTGACCAGCCAGCGACAATTCCAGATCGCGCACGATGGCGGCATGCCGGCCTTGTGGTAGACGCCGCAGCCCTTCGCGAAAGTCTGATGCCGGCATTTCGTGTTCGCAGGCTTGTCCAACTCGCGCACCGGCAGCAATCGACAGCACAGCTGACAGTCACCGCATTGCCGCATCATGGTCGTGCCTCCCGTTGCCGGCCACCATCGTCAGCCCAGCGGCTATAGTGATCGCGAGCCCCGAGCCATTCGTCGATCCAGGCAACCGTCAGCTGGTTCGCCCGTTTGGTCTTGCGATCAAACAAACTCGCGAGCCAATGATAGCCGTCGGCCGTCATCTCCGCGTCTTCGCTTACTCCGATCTCAAACATGCGGTCGCCCCAGGCGGTGAACATCGAGCGCCCGTCGCGATCGGGCATGCCGTGCATTTCCATGACGCCGCCGCAGCCGATCAATGGCGCCATGAACCATGTGTGAAACTTGCCCGACCGGATGGCCGTGCGGAGATCGGCCGCAAAGCCCGCCGGCATCAGATCAAGCAATGCAAAGAATGACAGGCGGATGCCGGTTCGCTCGCCCGGCAGCCAGCCGACCCCGGAGCCGCACCACTCGAAATCCTGGTTCTGGAACACATGCCGGCAGTGATTGTCGGCATCTTCCTCGCTGCGGCAGATTTTGCACCGGATCACGTCGCCGTCGCACTCCTCGCAGAGGCCGGTGTCGGGATAGACCTCGCGTTGCTCTTCGCATCGGCGGCAGATTCCTGTCTTCATGTCGTTCATTTGAGCACCACGCGCGCGAGATTCCTTGGTAGATCATATTCGACGCGATGGACCGTAAGCTGCGTCGCGTCATCGACGATGACTTCCTCGCCCTCACGCGGGACGGCATCCCATTCAACGGTCTTGAACACGTGCCGCTCGCCCGGCTTCCTCAAAATAAATTCGATCGTCATTCCGCTACCTCGTAGGCTTCGCGCGTCGGCATCGGGCGGCTGGCGTCGCCGCGCTCGAAATCGTGCCACCAGTAGATTCCTGTGCGTCTGATCTTGAAATGACCGCGAACCTTGTGGCCGCGCGCCTGCTCGCGGCTCAAACCGTGCGCACCGCCGCGCCGGGCCTCGCTCATCGACAGCGACAGATCGGTGACGTAGTGGGTCAGGAACGGCGCGCGGCCGAGCCGCACGCGCTTGCGATTGAGCCGCGTCAGATCGGCCGGCTTGCTCTCGACCGCGTTACGCGAATTCATCAGGGCGAGGACAGCTTCCATGAACGGCCCCTCGCCGACCGTGTCGGCTTCCCAGCCTGTTAGGATGCGCGCGATATCTGGAGCGCGCATCATTATGCCACCGGCGAGCGCAAAGAATTTCCAGGCGTGGCGCGACACCCAGCGCGCCGATCGCTTGGTCAGGACGCGCAGCGCCTCGACCTCGCGCGGCATGTTCGCGAACTTGTCCCAGCCGGGGCGGCAATCGGTCATCACCATTTTCAGAGTCTCGTCGCCCAACTCGCGAAGCCATCGGCCCTTGCCGGCCTCGATGATCAGATCGAGCATGCTTGACCGTTGGTGCTGCGCAAGCCATTCGTCCGCAAAGACGTTCAACAGCGCCGGAATGTCGCCCTCGGGACGCCAGTCGAACACGAGCCCGAACGGGCAGACGTTGACGGAAGCGCCCGGCATCTCGGGCAGATCGAAATGCACCCAGGCCCACGTCATGGTGCCGATCTGGTCGGCAATGCCCTCGATCAGGCAGCCCATCTTGGCCGGCGGCGGCGCGTTGATGCGCGACTGCGGAGCGCCGACCCGCCCGCCCTTCCACTCGATCCACATGGTTTGATAGGGCAGGCGGCAGAGCGGCAGCGCTGTGACCAGGGTGGACGGTTTCGAGCGGATGATGTTGGCGGCCGCGTCGCTGGCGTGATCGGTCAGGACGAAGCGCTCGGCGCGCTCGATCCCGGCGCAGACCGAAGTCACGATGCCATGAATGTCGCTGATGCCACCGCGCGCCTCCATCAGATGATCGGACAGTCTCACGGCATCTCTCCCCATTTCTCGCCGGCATTCCCCTTGTGGCGATCGTTGACGATCTTCTGGCAATCCTCCAGCGTGTATGGCGCCTTGATCTCATACAGGAACAAATAAAATCCAGGCTGGCGCGGATTGAGTAATCGTTCCTCCAGGCGCGTGACCATGCCGCAGAATTCGAGCATGGTCGTGCAGCCGACGCACAACGGAATGATCTTTCTGTCCCGCAGGAGCGCGGCCAGGACTGGTTCTTTCAATGTTTATGCCCCTCCGTTATCGGGGTGCCGCAGGAATCGCAGCGCACCGCCATCGGTTCTGCCAATGTGAGATCGACGACTTTCGTATTGCAGGTCGCGCACCACACGCGGACGACGGTCGGCGCGATCAGCCCGACGCTCAATTTGTACCGACGTTGCGATGTCACGCATCGACGGCAGGCTAAAAACGCGAGGATGCCGCTTTCGCTCATTCCAACTCCGCTTCGTCGCACGCCTCATAGGCACCGGGCAGGATCGAGTGCGGCGGCATGCCGGCCGCGAGTCGCTTCGCGTTGATCAGCGCCATGCAGCGCTCACAGATCGGCTCGCGCGATCCGTTGACGGGAAAGCTCGGCACACGCATCGGGTTGAAGATGAAGGGCACGGTGCAACACACGCACGGCCCTATGCAAAACGCGACGCCCATCGCTTTGCTCCCATCATCCGGGCGGCGTCAGATTGACGACCAGCCGCAGATTGCGATCGAGCACGAAGCGCATGTGCGTGCGCTTTTCCATCGCTTGGATGATGGCGCGCGCCTCGGCGAGTTTGATGCCGAGATCGGTTTGCAGCTTCATGAAATCAGCATCGGCCGGCACCTGATAGGCCGGCGCCTGCGGCTTGGGCAGCGGCGCGGTCGGCGAGGCGCCATTGCCGGGATTCGGCTCGATGTGAACCTCGCGGATGAATTCCTCATGCGCGTCGATCCAGGCCGGCGGCAGCGGCGGCAGCCGCATGTTGGAGTTGTCCTTGGAAAACTCGGGCCGCATATAAATCGCCCTGCGCGCGCGGTGCGACAGATCGAAATTCGTGATCGTGGTGGCGAGATAGATCAGCGAACTCTTGGCCAGAGGTTGAGGCTTTAGTCCCTTGGGATCGCCCGCGATGATGAAGCCGTTCGCCGGCTGACCACGTATCGAGAGCTTCTTGGGATTGCCGATCCGCTCCAGCATCGGCTTGCGGATATGCAGCCGCAGGAAAAAATAGTCGTTTGCTCCCGAGAAAACCGAGACGCCGACCAGACTATCCTTCGGGTCCGCCGGCTTGTTCGTCGTAACATCCAACATCGCTCTGCTCCGTTTGGGTTTGGGTTTGGGTTTTTGTTGTTGGTTGCATGGGCGCACCGTCGCGCCATTTATCGACTCAGTCATGATGAAGGTCTTTGCCATCATCGTATTGCCAGCGCCAGCAATTGGGCGACGCAAACACACGCGAGCAGGAAGATGCCCCATATCAGGCGGTCGATGATGCGGCTCGCGGTCTGCACCGCCTTGGCCGCGGCATCGATCGATTGCAGAAGAAGCCGAAACGCATCGGCAGTATCTTGATTGTTGGGAAAATGCTTGGCCAGTTCCGCGATGATCGGATCGAGCGGTTGCGCCGGTGTTTCATGGGTCATGATGCGGTGCTCCTTTGCGCTGGCGCGTCTTCCCAGGCGCCGAACCTCTCGACCAGGGCGGCCACCACCGGCATCCGCCGAAACTGGTCGTTGCCATCGGGGCCGTATTGCCAGCTTTTGTTGCGCGGGTTGTCGAACCATCCCAGCATGACATCGTCGCCGTAAGCGGTGCTCGCGATCACGTCGAGGTTCCACCATGCGCGCATGCGTTCGTCCGAAAGCGGCAGCGCCAGCATGCCGGGCAAGTCCCGCCATTGCGGCCGTCGCACCGGATAAAGCGTCGTGTCGATCAGGAATTCGCGGCCACGCGTCTTGACCGTCACGACCATGTGGCCCTTCCAATTATCCTTCAATACCCGCTTGTCGTGCGGCGCACCGATCGCGAGCGAGTGCATCAGCTTGCCGTCGCGCTCGGCCCAGATCACGGTCGCGCACGGCCGCACGACCGCGTTGAAGCCGACCCGTACCAGGAAATCGCGCACCGTCAGCGAGGACAGGACGCAAGCGTGCCGCGAATAGAACGGCTTGATATCGGGGCGCAGATCAAAGCCGGGATGCAACGCATCGGCGATGACCGCGAGCGCCTTGATGAGCTTGGCCGGCGGATACGGCTGCAAGATATGAAGGTCGCCCAGGTTCATCCCATCAATCCCTTACTCCCGCGTCCCGGTCTGCCTTCTTTGCCAATGCGACGCAGGCGATCAGGATGACGCCACCGATGGCGCCGACGACGAGTCCAAGGAACATCCCAGCTGCGAAGGTCATTTTGAGCCTCCTGTTTCAGGGTTGCGTTCCATAGGGGTCCGAAGTTTCGAAAAGTCCATTCCGACTGTTTGCTTGTTGAGAACGCGGTTGACATCGTGCGCCGCGCGCACGACCGACGTTCCGCAAGCGGCGGCGATGTCGTCGAGATTGGCGCCGCCGCGCCAGAGCGCCAGGATGGCGTCGTCATCGGCAGCGCTTTGGCCTTTGCCCATGACACCTGTTCGCTCATGCGTGCCCCGTCACGTCCGGCTGGCCTTCGAAGCGTTTGATCTGTTCCTTGAAGAGCGTAACGATGTCCTTCCGATCGGCGCCGTTTGAGATGTAATTGCAACGGCCTTCCTTCTCGCCGAACGGAAAGACCAGCAGCACAAAGCCCACGTCGCGATCTGGGCCGCGCTTGTCGCCATTGAACATTTCGTCCAGCGCGTGAGCCATCCGATTCATCATGTCGCTGTATTGCGGATCGATGGGCGCGTCGCCAAGCCGTTCCGGTTTCTCTGCCATTGCGTCCCTCCATCTTCCGGTTGCGCTTGCATCCCGTCGCAGCAATGTGCGTGCCCGCAGCCACCACAATCGGCGCAGGGCACCGCGATCGGCATCGTGTTGCCCTTGCGGTCGACGTACATCACCACGGCCAGGAGCCTTCCCTTGCAGGTCTCGCAGATCATGGGCTCGCTCCCATCCGCTTCGCCGGCACGGGCTCGACGCCGACCTTGCGGCACAGTGCTTCGCCCTCCGCGCGCTCCAGCCGCACGCCATGCTGCCAGTATTCGACCGAGATGTAGGGGCGCGCCGGAATGATGACGCTCGTATCCGGTGCCACGCGCTGATTGCGTGCGAGCACCGCGACGAACAGCGCCGGCCGCACTTCGTCGACGGTCGACGGCGAAATGATCGCAGTCGGATTGACGACATCGGTCGGATCGTTCGGCGGCAACGTGCTGCCATTGATCAGCTTGGCGTAGCTCGGCGATGCCAGATACGGACAGACGCGGAGCGCATAGTGCGCGCAGGGGCCGTGCATCGGCGGATCGATATAGGCGCCACGCGGATCGAAGGCCGACTTCCCGCCGCCGACGAACCAGCGACCGCGCGCGAGGCCGCGGCCGCAGATCGAGCAGAGGTTTTGACGGATCACCCGCTGCCGGACACCTTCGTCATTGATCGTGAAATGCGCGCGGCCGTGCGCGTCGCGGTAGGCCATCACGAAGATCGGGAAGCCGCGATGATCTCGCGGCAGATGATCCATCAGCGGTGGCACCGGGATCGCGCGCCAGTCATCCATCGCAATGGCACTCCTTGATGTGACGGCGCACGCTGTCGGAATCGGTCGGCAATTTGTCAACGTCGGAACCCTTGAGCCCGTGCAGCGCGATGCAGAAGCGGCACCCGAAATGCATCCCGTTGCCCAACGCCACGCGGATGGGCTCGCGCCACGGGATCACCGGATAGCGCTGTTCAAGATCGTGGTCCGGTCGCGCGCTCACGGCGGATCATCCCGGTGTTTGCTCATGTCATGATCGAACGGCTCTTGCGGCAGATCGGCGATCGGCACGCGCCCGTCGCTCGCCGGATAACCGCGACAAGCGAAGCGCAGCGCACTGTCGTTGGCTTGATAGACCACCATGCAGAAATCGCAGAGCACGACGACGGCGCCGTCGCACGGCAGGTCGCACTCGACACAGCCCCAGCCGTGGCCTTTGACGATGGCCCGCTGATGCAGCATCAGAATGTTGCGGACGCCCTCAGTCGTCTCGCAGATACAGCACGGCCCGAGCCTTGAAAGATCATCGGCATGGGGTTCATCGTCGAACAGGTGATGATGGTGGCGGATCATTTCGCCCTCGCATAGGTGACGATGGCGCGGCTGCCGCGCTCGGTCTCTTCCCAGGTCACTTCCGGCACGATGCGCCCGAGCCATTCGATATCGTTGCGCAGCACTGCAATCGGTATCCGCGGCGCGCAGGTACGCCCGATCTGATCGGCGCCGATCACGACCGCCGTGCCGGCATAGGGGTCGCGCTGGATCGGCAGCTTGAATGCATAGACCGGCTCGCCACGCTTGAGGCCGTCATCGGCGACCCAGATGGTGTCGTGGTCACTGCTGATCATTTGGTGATCGAGCGTATCGGCGCCGATCAGCCGGTGCATCTCGATCGAGAGCGCGCGGTCGTTGGGCGCGTCGATCTCGATCTCGCGAACCTCGCGTTTGAACGGGTCAATTAGAATCGCTTTCACCGATGCTCTCCGTGCTGGCGGTCTTTGACCGCCTTGCGGGTGTCGTCGAACGTAATGCCGGGCGCCGTGACATAGACGCCGAGCGCGTCGAGAACGAGCAGGCCCGTGTCGAACAGATAGCCGGTGCAGTCCGAGCAGCATCGGCTGATCGAGCCGTCAGGCATCCGCATCAGCGGCAATTCGGAGATCGCGGCGGCGTGACGGATCACGTCATCCTCGGTCATTTCCCACGTCCGATCGCGCGCCAGCGGCGTGATGACCTTGAATTTGAAACTCTGATGCAGCGCCACCGCGGTCGCATCGCGGCGCGTCGCATCGGCCAGCAGCGCCAGCGCCAGCTGCGCCGGTCCCGAGCCGGCATAGCCCCATTCGAAGCCGGTCGGCGAGTGGTTGGCGAGATCGAGCCGCAGCCGCAGGGGGCGTATCTCACCGTCGGGAAGCTCGATTTTGACATGGGCGCCATCGGCAAGGCGCCAGCCGCGATAGAGTTTGGTCGGCATTTCACGGCTCCTTTCTCAATGCTTTGCGGTTTGTCATGCGTGGCCTTCCTGCCGCGGCACGATCAGTTTGAGCAAATTGATGGCGTGACGCCCAGGCTCGTATTCCTCCATCCAGATCAAGCCCTGTTGGATCGCGGTCTGGTAATCGATGCCGAACTCGGCCGCGATGCCGATGATGGCTTCGACGCTCGGCATCAGCTTCGGATCGGCGCGCTCGACCGAGATCGACAGGTGTAGGAAGAGGCCGGCCGGCTGTTCCTCGACGCTGACGGCGGCGCGGTAGCCGATCGGGATCAGCACTTCTTCCGGACGGTGCGGGCGCCGGAATCCCGGCTTACGATCGGCGAGCTTGACGACCGCCTTGTCCTCGACCCGGGCTTCCCGAATGAAGCTCAATGGCACCGGATGCGTGCGCGCCCGCTCCATCGCTGCCGCTATCGCTGTCTTCTCTCTCGATCCAATCAACAGGACTGCCATTTTTCCCTCGTTTTCGAAGGTCGGGCCGCGCTGCCATCGAGCGGGCCAGGGCATGCAATGCAATCTGACAGCTTGGCCGCAGCGCCGCATAGGCGCGCGCCATCCCCACCGCACCGAAAGACCCCATCAGCGCATAGATATCGCCGCCGCCGTTGTCGCTGCGTTGGCGATCCATGCTCGGATAGAATTTGGCGACCGATACGCCGACAGCGTCGGCGATTTTCTGCAAGCGCCCAGGCGCCACGCGGTTCCTGCCCTTCTCGTATTTCTGAATTTGCTGGAAGGTGACGCCGACCGCCGCTGCGAGCTTGGTCTGCGACATCTGTCTCATGACGCGGTGGGCGCGGATGCGCCGGCCGATTTCGGCGTCAAGCTCGTCAGAACGGGCGCGCAGACCCAGGCTGGTGCGCTTGTCTTTGTCTTTGCCTGATTTGGTGATTCTGCTCACGTTTCCTCCGTTCGGGTTGAAATCCCCTCGATTGTTTCTTTTTTAGGAGTGCGTCGCGCGCCAGACCGCCATGCAGCCATCGCAATTCACAACGCCGCGAAGGTCGGAATCTTCGGCGCCGACCCACTTGTGGTTGGGCGGCCAGTCGACCGGCATGGCCCGCGTGAACAGACACAGCGGCAGTCCGAGATTGAGGATATGCACGACGGCTTCGCGCTCGATGACTCGGTTGAACGAGAAGCCAGGATTGAGCTTCATCATCTCGACGATCTCGGCGAGCGTCTGGTCGGGCGCATCGCCGAGAATTTCGAAGTGGCAGCCCGGGTGCGCGCTATCGAAGTCGCGCATGTGCTGCAACCATGCCTGCCCGAGTGCGGCCGGCAGCTTGGCGCGTGCGAAGATCGTGATGTCGCTCAACGGGCTATCTCCAAGGTTATAGCCATATGTCGTCCCGCCATATGTTTGGCGGGTTGCTGTCGCGAGGATGGGGAATCCCCCGTATGTCATTTGACAGGCTATCCTTCATCGTTTCGTCGCACAACGGTTAAATCCGTCGACCTAAACAACAAGTGCGTGAGTGGTGCGATGCTGCCAGTCGTATGATTCATTAGCTCCAATGATTGGTGTCGGGCAGCCGTGTTTGTCGGGAAGCTGTCAGCAAACCCATCGCAACGGCGAGCAGCGCCGCGATGGCGAGCGCGAGCGCGCCGATGCGGTGATCGTTATCAAGATTCGGACTCACGATCGTCGTATTGCGCAGATTTGTCGGCGCTTGCTCACTGAGTCGATCCCCCTTGGTGGGATTGGCATCGATCGCCAGAAACGTCCGCTCGTCGACAAGCGATGCGACCATGGTCGACGGCGCGGCCGGCGGCTGGTCAGAGATCATCACCGGCGGCGGCGGTGATTGCGGTGCTGCCGGCGCTGATGGGACTCTGTCCCACGGGACATCGCGGGCTCGCGAGACAGAAAGTCGCACCGTTTTGTCCAACCGGATGGCATGCGGGACGTGGCGAGCCTGGGCGACGGCGCCGCGCCCGCGCTCGCCTTCGACGTACCAGCAATGGCGGCCGTCGACGATGCGATAGCGGCGCCAGCCGTGATCGGACGGCAGGCTGTGGTAGTCGGTGACGCATGTGTCGGCCGCGCGCGCCTCGGCCTTCGCTGGCGTGCAGGCGGCGAGCGCCAGCGCCAGGATCGATCCGGCGATGCATGAGAGGGTTTCCATTTCAGGTATGGGCCGCGCGCGTCTCGGCCACTCCCTGTTCGAGGATCACGCGCGGCTGCTCTTGCAGACCTGCGTCAAGCGCGCGCACGGTTTCGAGCACCTGGGTCGCTTTGCAAACGAAGTTTGCGGTATGCTCGCTCGCGATCCGGCTGTGGCCGCGGATCGCTTCAGCGAGCTTCTCCAGGCCGGCAGCGACCTCTTCGGCGCCATTGCGAATCTCGGCAGCGGCTTGGTCGATCTCGGCGGCGGCTTGCGCGCCGATCTGATCGACGGCCCGAATCGTAATCTGGCCGATCGTCAGCGGGTCGGCCGCGGACGCGGGCTTGGGCTTGGGCGAGATGGTGGTCTCGGGCTGCGGATCGCGCGGCGCCTTGGGAGCCGGCGGGCGGCGTTTCACCCGCTCCTCGGGGTGACCGCGCGAATCATTCTGTAACGCTTCGTGAACCGCCGCAACGCCGCGGCGCTCGGCATCGTTCGGATGATTCGTCGTGTCAGTCATCGGCTCATCTCCTTTGTTTGTCCGCACGCAAAGGCCCTATGGCGTCATGCCGGTGCTTTTGGCGCGCGTTTGTCAAAAAAGATGAGGAAAATCAAAGGGAAAGGGCGGACTCTGACTCCGTCAATCTAGGTTCGAATCCTAGTCCCCCAGCCAATTGATTTTCCTCGGTTTTCCCAAAATCTAAGCCAGAACAGGTAGGCCAGTTTACAGGGCAGTTTACCGACGCTCGATCCATTTTTGCCCACTTGTCCTTGTGCCACGGGCGTTTCTTGCATTTTCGCGGTTTACAGTTGGCCCCCGGCCAGAACTACGGAGCAGCACTCCGTCAGCCTATCGCCGCCGCGCCTCATGCGCGGCAACGGAGATGTGCCGCTGCTCGGTCGGCTCGTCGAAAACAAGCTTACACACTTGGAAGCGAACTCCCTCGATCTCGCCATTGGCCTCGTCGATCTGTCCATCAGCAAGGCGTTGGATTTTGGCCGCCGCCTCGTCCGCATCGCCCGCCACCACCGACACCGCGAACGTCGCCGTCACCAAGCCGGCATAGACCTTGCGCTCCGCCGGCGGCCGTGGCGGCACCACCGTCGGTTTCCAGCGCTTGCTCATTTCGCCCTCCCGAGATTCTGCGTCGCGAGCTTGGCGAGCCGCGCCTCGCGCTCGGCCCTCGCCCGCTGCCGCGGCGTCAACGGCCGCGCCCGCTTCGCCTTGCCCGGCTTGAGCCGCACCACATTGTTCGGAAGCACCGTCGGTACCTTGCGCGCTGCCGCTGCATTGAGCCGCCGAATGGTGTCCAGTTCGAGCTTCTCAATCGCACCGCGCACCATCTCGTCGTCGCGTTTGATGTAGTTGGCATCGAGAATCGAAGCGATCTCCTTGAGGCTGTGGCCGGTGATCATCGCAATGGTGCGATCCGGGTTGCCGGCGAGCGCCAGCCGCGTTGCCGCCGTTCCGCGCAGATCGTTGAAAGTCAGATTGTCCACATTGTCGCGCGGTTGCATCAGCCCCGCCTTGATGCTGTACGTGCGCCAAGACGAGCGCAAACCGTTGGGGCCGTCCCGTTTGCCGATCTTCCACGGCTGCCCGTGCTCATTGAGCAGGATATGCGTGGCGTCGCTGTAGCGCTCTTTTTTGGCGTCGAGCAATGCCTTCAACGGGCCGCCTACCGGGATCGAGACGGGCACCGGATCGCGGCGCTTGCCGATGCTCTTGTGTTGCACGAGGTTGAGATGGCTGCCGTCGTAGGCCGCGAGCCTGACGCGCACCAAGTCGCCTTGCCGCTGGCCGGTCCATAGCGCCAGGATCAGCGCCTCTTGCAGATGGGGCGGCGCCACGTCGAGGAAACATTTCTCGTCGTCGAGCGACCACACCTTGTCGCGCCGGTTGCCGCGATAGCTCTTGTGGCGGCCATGGCAGGGATTGAAAATCAGATCGCCGTCGTCGACCTTGAGCGAGAGGATCGCCGACAATACCGAAAGCGTCATGTCGGCCTGCCGCGCGCCAATCTGGTCGACCAGTTTCGCATGCCAGCGCCGGATCACGCCGCGAACGACCGGCTCGCGGAAGAGCCGCACCGGCGCTTCGCCGAACTCCGCTTCGATGCGTGGCATCACCTTGATGTAATCATGCCGCGTGCGCTCGGCGTTGTCCTTGAACTCGCGACTGTCGCAATACTCGCGCATCCAGAGCAGGAAGCGGCCCGGCGGCAGCGTCTTGCGGTCCGTCACTTTCTGCCAGAACTCGGCGACGAAATCTGCCGTGCCGTGCGGTGCCAGAATGCGCGGCGCCCCCTTGCCGCGCCACGCAAAATAATAAATGGCCTCGCGGCCGCCGGCCAAAATCTTCGGGACGGCATGGAGCCCCTTCAACGGTTTGCATTTCTCGCACATTTTCAGTCGTGTTCCTTTAACCAGCGCTTGACTTCATCGTCCTCGTCCGCGAGCGTCGCGCCGTCAGCCGTGACGACGACGATCTTGCCATCGGTGTCGATCTCGACGCGGGAGACTTTCGCACCCGCGGCCGCGACCGCCTTCATGGCCCGAACCACGTCGCTATGCTTGAATTTGCAGCGACCGCGACTCACGCACGCAACCTCCATAATATACGGTTAAAACCTTCACGCCACAAGAGGCGAACCTTGGTCACGATCTTCGCCGACTTTGCCGTTTGGGCTTCGGCTTGGGCGCCGCGGCCGGGCTTTCGGCGAGCGCCGCATTGCGTGCGGCCGGCGACATGCCGTGGTCGTAGCGATCCCAGGCGTCGACCGGCGCGTCGGCGAGCGTGCCGCCACCGCGCTCTTCGGCGCTGCGACCGTCGACCGTATCGAAGTGTTCATCGGCAAAGCGATCGAGATCAGCCAGCACGTTGCGGATCGGCGATACGCTCTTGACGATCTCCGACCACAGCGCCGAAAAACTGTTGACGCCCATCGCAAAGGCGCGATCGAAGCCGCGCCGGAATTCACTCTGCGCCTCGGCGCGCGCCACGGCGAGTTGGTTTTCCAGATCGGCAATCCGCCGCTTGAGCGCCACCACGTCGTCGGCCATGACATTGTCCATCGCGATCATCCTTCATCGTTCGTATTTTTCTTCCAGAGCGACCAGACGCTCGGCAAGCTCGGGCATCAAGACCCAATCGCTTTTGTCTTTGGGGTCCATCCAATATTCGTCGTGACTGCCGACATCGAAATCCCTGATCGAGAGATCGGGGCGTGGCACCGTGATCCGCACGTGATACCCCGCCCAATCAAACTCGCGCAGGCCGCGGAAGTGGAACGGGACCGTCTTCTTGCCTTCCTTGGTCATCCGCTCATGCGGCCGCACGATATGGAAGATGCGCTTTTTGACGCCGGTCTCGGTTAGCTCAATGTCGCGGTCCTGGAAAAAATAGCCGAGCCGATGCACGTCGACACCAAACACGGCGGTCATGTCGTCCTTTTGCACGTGTACCTTGATCATGGAAAAACCGGCCTGTTCCCAGCGTCTCATGGTGTCGCAGAACAAGCCGATAAAGAACTGATCCGGTGTTTCGTTGTGAATTTTCGCCCAGCGAACGAAATCCTTGGGGATGCTCCAAGCACGGATCGGAATGGATCGCACGTCCAAGCTCCGCTTCAATCCGCGTTTGCCGCCACGGCGGTTGCGCTTGGCGTACAGCTGCATGGTTTCGGTCTTCAGGCTTTTAAGCAGCGCCAGATCGTCGCCGTCTCGGCTCACAAATACGCCGAACTCATAAGGATGGCCGCCCCCCATCCGCTTCGCCATTTTTGGGTCATGCGTGTCGAACCAGATTGTCAGCTTGTAGATGTCGCCACCGCTCATCGGCTGCAACTCCGGAGGCGGGCTCGCATACTTGCAAAAGTACATGAACCGTGGATGCCATTTACGCCGGCCGGGCCGCTCCTTCGATTCCTCGTCCTCAGTTTTTTCGAGATAGGAATTTGTGCCGAAAGCAAAACAGCCAAATGCCGGGCGAACCTGCTTGAACCAAGACGGCAAGGTCGGGGGGTATTTCCTCGGCGATTTATCCTCCGGATCGTGCTTGCCGCGAAACTGGACATCGGTCATGAAGGTCGACGCGAGCGGCAGCAGCGTGATCCCGACCTTCTTATAAAACACGTAGCTGTCAGCATCGTGCTTTTTCATCCGTTTCAAATAAACGAAATATCGCTCCAGTTGATCGAGGATGGTGTCGCGGAAAGTGAACTCGCCGTATATCTCCTGCTCTTTGATCAGAACCTCATCACCGCGCTTGGTCTCTTCCGCGATCAACAACTCAGGATAATCAAGCGATGGCGTCGGCTCGGGCGGCGGCACGATTTGGAGTTTGGGCCGCGGCGGTGCCGGCGCGCGCGTTTGCTTTTCCAGCGCCGGTCCCTTGGGCTCGACGAAGATGTCATAGCGCAGCCGATTGCGTTCCAGGCGGCGCCGCATCTTGTCTCTTTCCTCCCGGCGCGGCTTCGCTGCGATCTTGACCGCCTCGACCGCGGCATCGACCGCCTCGACCGCGGTCCCGACTGCCGCCTTTGCCGCCTCGATCGCGTCGACCTGGGCGAGGGGCTCGCCGGCTGCGCTGGGCGCTTGCGGTCGGACGATGTCGAGCGCGCCAGCCAGCAGGGCTCGGTCGCTGACCTTGCGCACTTCGATCGGATACGCCGTAGGCGCCGGCGTCGAGGGCGCGCCCATTGACGGCGTCACGGGCGGATGGCGGCGCTCGAAAAGTGCGCGAATGTTTCGGAAGAGGCGGCGCAGCCTATCAAACATCGGGCGCTATCCCTCGCTTTTGAACGCCGCGGCGCGGACGGCGCAATCGCGCGCTTCGACGAGCTTGCGCAATGCGACGGTGCGCTCGGGATTGCGCGGCAGCACGTCGACGATCTGCTTGGCGAGCGCATAGAATGACGCGGATAGGTCGCGCATCGGCGCTGACTGATCGAACGTAAAGAATTGCAACATCGGCTCATGCGTGTTGTTGTTCATTGGACTTTCTCCCCATGATGGTGTGCGTGCGGCAATAAGGGCTGCCATGCATCCGCCCGGCGCCGCAAAACCCCCACGGCCGCGACAGCGTTACGGGCCAGCGGCAATGATCTGGCAAGAGATCGGGCACCTGCACCGGCACTTCCGGTCGGGGCCGCGGCCGCGACGTTGCGGGGAAAAGCCAACCCATATCGGGTCCGCTCTCATATCTGGGCCGCGGCGTGGTGTTGCGCGCGCGCTTGGGTCGCCCGCCGCTGCGCGTCGTCAGCACGTTGGATCGCGCGGCCTCGCCGACCGGCGTGCGGGGAACCGAAAGCCCGAGCCGCCAGAGCCGCCCGAGCACGGCGTTGCGGGTCACCGGGAAGTCGTCAAACTCGCTGGCCAGCACGGTCGCGACTTGCTCGGCCTTGTTGCCTGCGCCGTGTAGCTGGCGCAGGCGCATGTCGCGGTCGTTGGACCATTTGATGGTCATTGCGTGCGCGCCTCGGGCTCGGCCTTGCAACGGGCGGCGGCGATCACAGCTAGGTCGACCATGTCGCGAAACGATTCCGGCGTTCCGTTGTGGCAGAACGCGGCGACCAGGAGCGCTTCGGTGGTGATCGCCGACATGACACACTGATCCGGCACGCCGCTTTGCTGGCCCGCATCGATGGCGGCCTGCACGATGACGGCAAATTCAAGCTTCAGGCGGTCGCCGATCTTCATCGAAAGATCGATCTCCTGATCGTCCATCTGGACGAACCGTCCGTCAGCGGTCGGTTTCATGCGCGTTGCCTTTCGAGATGGCGCAAAAAAATATGTGCGGACCAGCAGCCTTGAACGAGAAATGCCTGGAGAAGAGAAGCGCTCGCAGGCTGCCTTTCTGGGAGCGACCGATCTCCGCACTGACCGACCGAGAAGTCCCGCTTCCCTCCAACAAATGGCGCACGGTGCGCGAGACCCGTCCGTGCCCGGTTTATCTGACCACCCCGCGCTGCTAAGCCAACGGCATTGCAGTCCTTTCCGATGGCCCCGACCTTCTCGGGTGCGTACTTTCCGGCTGCGCATATCCACGTCAGCGGAGCCGGGGTTTTCGGCGGTCGAACCTTGCTCAGTGGGGAGAGGTTCAACATGCCCTGTGCTGCGGTCGATGATCTCCTTTGTTTGTTTGCTCGTGGCTCTCCCGCGAGGACTCGAACCTCGACCCTCGAAAGGACGGCGCCCTCTGGACCCCTATGATGCCCGAAGGCTCCGCGCGTCTACCAATTCCGCCACGGGAGAAAACACGTCACACCAACTTGTTCTGTGCCGGCTTGAGCTTGGCGACGGCGCTGCGCACCCATTCCTGCACGGCGTCGAAATCTGGTTTGGTCACGCCGCAGGCATTGCGCATCGATCGCTGGGCGTCGGAGTTGAACCAAGCTTCGAGCGCATCGGCGCTCTTGGCGTCGTCAACGACTTTGCGCGCGAACCGCTTGTAAGACTCCGCATCCTTCGGCGGACCTTCGTCGCCGCCGCCCGGCGCGGGTGATCCCGGCTTCGCAGAGTCGGCGGCGTTTTCTGATCCGCCGGCCTCTGGCGTTCCCGGTTTTCCCGCGCCGGGTGGCTCCCCCCGAGTCGGTGGCTTCGGCAGCGACTTGCCGCCGTTGCCTTCGGTCTCGTCGGTCAGTGACGGGTCGGCGCCGAAGTGATCGAAAGCGGCCGCAATGTTTGCTGGTCTTTGCGCGGTGACGGATTCGGCGTCCTGACGCGCGCGCTGGAAATCGTACAACTCGTCGTCACGGTGCAGCACGCGATCCAGATCGGTCGACTTCGGCAGCACCTTCGAATGACGCCGCGCGACTGTTTTCTTGGCCATCTCGCCGTAGCTGGCCGGGTTCGACCAGGGGCCTTTCTTCGCGCGCGAGAACGCCTTGCGGATGTCCTCGATCTCATCGATGTTCATGACATCGCGCGAGAGTCCGCCGTCCTTCAGCCGGCAAACGCTGTAAGCGTGCGTGATCTTGCGGTGGAGTCCGCCGCTCGGCGCCGGCTTGTGTTTGATGAACGGCTCATCGCCAAGCTCGTAAGCGAATTGATCGCCCTCATAGACAAGGCTCACGTCCCACGTATCAATCTCGCCCGAATTGCGGGCGATCTTGCGCAGGCCGGCGATCATTGGCATCCACGTGGCCTTCGCTCCATCGGTGCGACGACGGCCGCCGTCTTCGTCATCCTCGCCGAATGGCACGATGGCGCCCTCGCGGCCGTCCGGCAGCAGCCCATCTTGCGCGGCCTTCATGCAGGCGTTGAAAAAGCTCTGCCGATCGCAGGCCAGGAGCTTCGGCGTGTTCTGCACCGCGGTCATCACGACGCGCATAAACCGCTCCACCGGGATGTGCGCCGGCAGCGCCATTTTGAATTGGGTCTCCATCTTCCCGAGATCGGCGCGGAACTGTTGGATGATGGCGGGAAGCTTGGTCTCTTGGCCGGTGGTGACTTGGTTGGGCGTCGTCATTGGAGCGGTTCCTTTGTCCTGGTCTTGCGATAGCGCTTGCCGTCGCGCCCGAGCCGGCCCCCGTCAGGTGCAACATCAGGTGCAACATCGTCGGGCGTTGCCGCCAAGGCAGCCCGAGCCCGCTTAACCGTTTGAGCGCTCACGCCAATCTCGGCGGCGATGGCCCGATCGGAGCGGCCCGGGTCGGCCGCCAGGGCGGCGGTGGCGCGGTCGAATGCCGTCGCTGGCGCAGGCGGTGGCGCCGGTGCCGGCGCTGCCCACGGGTGCGCGACCACATAGGGCGCCCCGCAACCGCACTGGCAGACGGCGTGGGCGCCGCAGCCCATGCATTCCAGCGCGCCGCCGCGGAACAGCACCTTGCCGATCAGCCGTTCGATGGCGGCCGGCTCGACCGCCGGCAGACGCGTCGCAATGAATTGCGACCACGTGCGACCATCGTCGCCGAACGCGCTCGGGTCCGATGCCTCGTACCAGCGGCGAAGCTCGATCAGCCCGAGCCCGGCCGCGGCCAGACGGTCGCAACGGAAGGATTCGCCGATGTGCGCGATGCGATCGTCGACCGAGAAGACAACCTCGTCGGCGCGCGCCGGCAACGGCGGCAGCGGTTCCTTGCGCGGTCGCAGATCATCGATCGCCGCCTTCATGCTGATCTCGCCTTGGGCGAGCGCGGTCTTGGCCGCATCGATGATTTCCTTCGTGCTCACCGATTCACCCTCTCGACGCCGCCGTCTCGTCCGACTCCCGCACGTGCGCCGGGTCGTCGAGCGGCCATGTTCCGTGCTCAAGCTGGTCGTGGATGATCTCGCCGCGGCAGCCATTGCCGGCGTCGTCGAGCGCGACCAGGATTTCCGCGGGCGCCAGCGATACGGCCGCGCGCGCAACCAACTCGAATAGCTGGAGGCGGAATTCACCGAGCGTCATGCGTCCGGCTCCTTGTCCTTGGTGATCCGCAACACGCGATAGCTCGTTTCCCGCACCACATATTCCCGGCGGTGCTGTTCCTTGAAGGTGATCCGCCAGCCGCCGCTTACGACCGCCGCTTCGGCGTCGCCAAGCTTCGCTTTGACCTCGTTGTTGCAGGCTTCCAGCGCTTCCTTGAGGCGGTCGACGGAAGCGGCCAGACTGACGCGCTCTTCCAACAATTCGAGAATGCGGTTGTCGCCGCGCAGATCGCTGATCTTGCCGGGAGTTTCGTGCGGGTACAGCGCGGCCAGCAGCGCCCCGTCGCGCTCATAATCGATCGTCGGCGGCGCGCCGCTATCGACCTTGCGCCAGAATTCAGCCACCGCCTCGCGGATACGTTTTTCGGTGGCCGCATGCCGCGGCACGTCGATCAGATGGGTCGAAAATGCGAAGTCGCCGACCACCAGTGCGGCAACGACGCCGAAGTCCGCGTCGTCCAGCATCATTTCTGTCACGCATTGCAGGCCGATCCAGAACGGCATCCCGCCGGATTCGAGCCAAGTCTTTTTGTAGATGGAACTTGCCACGGTCTTGGTTTGTAGAATGCCGCGCCGGCCGTTGTCGTCGATATAGAAGTCGGGCGTCGCCCCGATGCGCCGCTTCGTGTCACGCAAGTAATTGTTCGCCTTCGTGATCTTCCACTCTGGCCGCTTGCGTTGCACTTCGCTCGCGACCACACCTTCCAATGCGCGGCCGCGCCGGATGACATCGGTCTCGGCGTGCGCCGGCAATTCGATGCCGGATTTTTCCACGTGAAGCTCGCCAACGGTTTTGTAGGGATGCAGCGCAAACAGCGCCGCGATCGTCGAGGCCGTCACGTCATGCTTGCGCAGCGCGTGCCACTGATCGTCGTCGACGATCGTGATGCTCTCAATATCGGCGGGCACGTGACGCGTCATAGGGAACCGCCTCCATCGGTCTAAGGTTAAAACCGTGGCGACGGCAATGTCAACCCGTTTGGCGAGTTGGCGCGCGGTTGCACGCCGCGGCCAATGCGCCCCTAGGCTAGAAAAGCGCAGAAATTTATTTTGTGGATACGTGACTTACCGGCAACGCTGCGAATCGGAAAAAAGGCGCGCCGAGCGTGGATTAAAGATTAGTCGTGATCTTGCTGGGTGCGAACAAGACGACCAAGAACAAACAAAGACTTGTTCTGGTCGCCGTCAAGATCAGCCGGCGCGCTGATCTCTGGCGCCAGCTGGGGGTCAGTCGATTCTGTCAGTAATGCGTAACCGCGGGGCCGCTGCACAAGGCGGCGCAAGCTCGTTTCCTCGCTGCCGTCCGGCAGCCGGCGGCGGATCGCGTAAATGCGGCCATCCAGAAGCGGCTGCGGCGTCTCGTTGAAATCGCGGCAGATCGCATAGTCGCCCGGCTCGATCCGCTTCGGTTTGGCGGCATCCATCTCGCGCCCGCGCACGAGCAAGCCGAAATAGCTGCCTGCGGGCAGGTCGCAGTCGACCGGGACTTTGATCTCGCGTGGCAAGCCTTTGGGACGCTTCGCCGATGGCATGACGAAGACTCCACCTTGAGCAATTCCGATGACCTTCACAGTGAGGATTCTAAGATCGGCAGAAATGACAATATCGCCCTCACCGATCAATTGCGCAACGGAGACGCCCAATACTTCGGCTATTCTTTGCAGAGTATCGATACTCGGGTTTTTAATTCGAAGGTTCAGAATGTCGTTGACGGCCGATAAACTCAGGCCGGCTTGCTCAGAAACGCTGGTTGGGGAACGTCGGCGGAAACGCAGTATCGCGTGCAGCGATTCTGCGAGTATCTCGTAATTCCTTTTAATTTTCTGGCGGTTAGCTGAATGTGGCATCAAGTTGTATTCTAAAACAGATTCTAAATGACGGTTGAGCGCGCCGACGGTTTTAACCGTCGAACGGCCCTAGGTCAAGTGGGCCGATGGCAGCGGCAGAACGCCCAGAATTCAAAAAATTTGCGCTTAGGTTAAAACCGGGATAGCCTTGCGGGCTATGGGCAGCATCCCTTACCCTACCGAGCGCGAAATCCGTGCGGCGCTGATCGAGCGCATGAAGGCGTTTTGTGCCGTGACCGGGACCGCGCCATCGACGGTCTGTCGGGACGTTATCAACGACACGACCTTCTTCAGCAAAGTCGTCGGCGGCGGCAACTTCACGGTCTCGACCTATAAAAAATTCCAAGCTCACTTCGACAAGAAATGGCCGCGCACAGCGTCCGGGCGTTTGCGTTATTCCAGGCGCAACGGCGCGGCGTAGCTTTATCTGCTTTGCACAATGCAGCGGCGCGTCCGTCCTCACAGGCGGTCCGATAACCTGGAAAGGAATCAACCAATGGCGAAGAAGAAGACGACGACGAAGGGCAAACCATCGGCGGCGCCAAAGCGCGCACGCGTCGGCGACAACACCCTTGAAGGGCGCGCGCTGCCATATGTGAAGCGGATCGAAAGATTGTTGGACGATCTCGACAGCGAGCGCGGACGCTACATGGCGAATTGTCGGCCGATCCACGAGGACGTTCGCGAAGTGTATGGCGAAGCCAAAGAACACGGCATCCCCGTGAAGGCGCTCAAGGGCCTCATCAAATGGCGCGAGTTGGAAAAGAAACAGGCCGGCATCGGCGCCGACTTCGCCGATCTCGACGAGAAGGCTTCCTACGATCAACTGGTCGAAGCGCTCGGTCCGCTCGGCTTCGCGGCGGCGGTCGCGGCCGGCCATCGCAGCGCCGATGAGCAGGAGCAAGATGTGCGCCCGCGGCATCTGCAACAGGCCGAGCACGAGCGCGCCAACGGCGGCGAGCATCCCGAGGGCGAGCGTCCCGACGCCGATGCGCTCGCGCATGTCGGCCGCGGCCCGGCGCCGCCCGATGAGCCCGAGCCGCCCGAGCCGCCGCTTGCAGCCTAGACCAAGACCAGAAACCCGCACGCGGCCGGCGGCGAAGGCAGGCGCCGCCCGGCTGCCAAGCGAAAGGGTCGCCCCGTGTTCATCGACTTCCCGCCCGGCGGCCGGGTGCTTGCGCTCGATCCGGCGACCAAAACCGGATTCGCGTTCGGCGCGCCATCCGATGCCGCACCGGAGATCGGCACCATCGATCTCGGCCGCGAGCATGACGGGCCGGGCGACGTTTTCGGTCGCGCACTGCGCTGGGCCGAGCCCAGGATCAAGCGCGTCCATCTTCTGGTGATCGAGCCGCCCATCCCGCCGGGCCAGCTTTGGCACGATAGCAACTATCAATCGACCGCCATCCTGCACGGGCTGCACGCGATCTTCGTCGGTCTCGCGGTGGCGCGCAAAGTGCCCGTGCTCGAAGCGCCCACGCGGACGTGGCGCAAATACTTTCTCGGCAACGGCAACCTCAAGCGCGACGCGGCCAAGCTCGCCGCCAAGCGCCTCTGCCGCGCGCTCAAGTGGGGCAATCCGGAAACGCTCGACGACAACGCCGCCGACGCCGCCGGCATGTGGGCCTGGGGCTGCGCGATGGCCGCGCCCGCGGGTGTGCGCCGTCGCATCGAGCCGCTGTTCACTCAATCAACACTGTTTGGACGGGGAGCAAGCGAATGACCGCCAAAGCATCCACCGCCGTAATCGCGCGGTCGGCGCCGCCGCGAGCGCAGAAGCCTGTCGCTGATCTGGCCGATTTCAAACGGCAGATCAAGAAAGTGCGCGCGCAAATCCCGTTGGCAGAGACGGTCGAGGACGCCTTGCGGCTGGTCGGTATTGCCGACACGATCGAGGACGCGCTGTGCGCGGCGGGCTACCGCACGAACACCGAGGCTATTCGCCCGGCAAACGAAACCCGCTTCGAGGCGCGCTGGCGGCTCGGGCAGCTGCTGGCGAAAGTGGAGCGCGGCACAGGTCCAGGGCGCGGTAAAAAGGCGTCGCAAGCCGCGACATCTTTTCGCGCCTACCTTCGCGAGGTCGGCCTGCAAAAGGACCGCGCCAACGAGTGCGAGCGCATCGGGGCGATTCCCAAGGAAAAATTGACCAAGGCGTTCAGCGAGACGGAGCGCGAGGGTGTGCTGAACACCAGGGAAAGCATGTTCCTGTTCGCGCGGCCGTTCTGGAAGATCAAGGTTCGCTCGAAACGGCATCGCGCTATTCGGGAGGCGGCGAGCACCGCAGCGATGCCCGAACAGATCGGGCCGTTCACCGTGCTTTACGCGGACCCGCCGACGGAATTCCAAACCTATACCGAGGGCAGCTATCGCGGCCCCAATCAGCATTACCCGACGATGTCGTGGGAGCAGATCGAGAACCTTGTCATTGCCGGCAAGCGCATCGAGGCCATCGCGCACGAAAATGCCGTGCTGTTCCTGTGGTCAACATCGTCGAATCTCGATCGTGCGCTCAAGGTGATGTCGGCTTGGGGCTTCACCTTCAAGGCCAGCGCGGTGTGGGACAAGGCGAAGATCGGCACCGGGTTGATCTTCCGCAACATGCATGAGGTTCTTCTATTTGGTGATCGCGGCAAGATGCCTGGCCCGGTGCACGTGCCGCCTTCCGTGTTTCGCTATCCGCGCGGTGTGCACAGCGCGAAGCCGGCAGAAATCCGCACCGAGATCGAGCGCATGTATCCCGACTATGACGCGAGCAGCAGGCTTGAGTTGTTCTCGCGTAACGATGCGCCGGGCTGGACGCACTGGGGGTTCGAAGCAAAAGTGAATTTGACTGACGCGGCGGAATAGCAAATGCCATCCCATAGCGCCACCGCCGGATCGATCATTCTTCAAGAGGCTTACGCCTTGGGCAAGATGATGGATAGCTCTAGCTGGAACGGCTTGCTGCGAAGTGGAATCACTCCTTCGGACATCGATCTCCCAGGTGTCCAAATGGTGTTCGACAATCGCGGTATGATCATCTTTTGCGACTTCTCGTCCAGCTTCACCAAATGGCAAACCGCGCTCACGGGGCAGCGGCTACTCTACGAGGGTTTGATAAATTACAAGCCGCATTGCGCTGTCTTGTGCAGACACAACGTCAAGCCGGAGTTGGGACGCCCGATAAATACATTGCATGACGTGGAGCATTTCCAGGTGATGATTTGGGACTTTGAGCCCGTGATAACGAAGATTTTTGACGGAGCCGAGTTGTGGAAGCGCTTCGTGATCAAATGGGTAAATGAGCCCAGCGGGCCGCTTGAAATCAGGCGGCGCATTTTAGGTGAGAAAGTTGGAATGCAGGTGGCGCAACAAGTACGCCCGGCGCCGCCGTCGTCGCGCGATGCGATCGATGGTGGTCATGTTGCCGACTACGTGATGGGACGATCGCCATGACCGACCGCAAGGAGCAACAAGCATGATCAACAAACCCATCTTGAATTCACTATGGCGCGATGATCCGGCGACGCCGGAAGGCAAGTATCTGGTCAAGCGCCGCGATGGATCGGTGCCGGAATGGCCGAGCTTCGTGCTCGGCGCCCGCGATCCGGCGGCGCCCGCGGCGTTGCGCGCCTATGCCAGTGCGGCGGAAGCCCTGCATATGCCGCGAGGCTTCGCCGACAGCGTGCGCAAGCTCGCCGATGAATTCGAAGCCTATCGCCTGAAGCATGGACGCGGCGACCCGGAACGCGGCAAGCACCGCGTCGACGATCCAGCAATCATCGCGGACATGCGACGGGGAAGATCAGCATGACCGAGCGTCGCTACATCCTGCCACCGCCAGCCGGCTTTGCTGATGAGAGCAATCAGCCGCCCGATCTACAGGAATGGATCGCACGATATGGCTGCTATCAAAACATACCCTGGGATGCATGGGACCGTGCCCATGCGAAATATCAGGCACGCTATCGGAGAAAGCCAGCATGACCGATCGCCACATCCTGCCGCAACGCCGTTCGACCTTCACGCTCGACATGCGCGACGATAGCGGGCGCGTCGATTTGACGGTGGCCTATTCGACCTTTGAGCCGCCCGGCGCGCCGCCGCCGCACACGGTCGCGGAAATCTTCGTGACCGCGCGCAAGATCGGCAGCAGCATGGAGGCCATCGCGCGCGACGCTGCGATCCTGCTCAGTCTCGCCCTGCAATACGGCTGCCCGATCGACACCATCAGGCACGCCCTGACGCGCAACCAGGACGGCTCGGCGCAGAGCTTGATGGGGCGCGTCGTCGACCGCGTCACAACGGAGGCCCAGCAACAATGAAGGACAGTATTGATCTGATGCAAGACGCCGGCTGTACCGGACCGATGCCGGACGGCAGCCCGTGCCACGCCTGTCGCATTTTCGAAGCGCTGATGGAAGCCGAAGCGGCGCTCGGGAATGACGACAATCTCGATGACGCGCGTTGCGCGGCCGCGCTCTATCAGGTGGCGGCCTATTTTGTCGCCGGGCTCGAGGACGACCGTGCGCTGGCATTCGTCACGGCGCTTTACGCCTTAAGCCGCACGCGTCGCGCGGAGATGGAGGCCGGCGATGACGGCCCGCTCGCACACACGGAGGGCAATGCATAATGTTCAAAAGAGCATCAGAGAACAGTCAATCACGCACGGATCGGGCCGCCGTTCACAACCGCACCAACGAAAGCGGCGTCGACCCAGCAGCCTTTGCAGCAGCGCACGCTGATCCAGAAGTCGATCGCGCCAAGCTCATTCGCGACAAAACCGACGCGGAAGCCAAGCTGGCGCTGATCAATGCACAGCTGCGCCGCGCCAAGGGCGCATTCACTGGCAACACGCGAAATCAAAGCGGTCATGAGATTGTCGCCAAGTGGGAAAGCCAGCGCGCCACCCTGGTCGGCCGGCTCAACCGCATGAACGCCTTGCTGTCGCAGATGAACTTCGACCGCAAAACCAAGCACGCGGATGATGAAGCCCAGCACGACAACTTGCCGAAAGTCTTTATGGCCATGGCGCGCGAAATGCTGGCCGATGAAATCTATAACCGCGTCTTCGTCGCCGCCGTGCATCGGATGCGCGACGCGGCGGACGACAGGCGGCGGAAGCACACCGAGTAAAGAACGATCAATGACGCCAGAGTTTCGCGCATGGGTCGACGAAGCAAAGCCGGTGACGATCGAAGCGATCGTGGCCCAGCGCGGAGGGCTGCACCTTAAGCGCTCCGGGCGCGAGCTTGCCGGCCCGTGCCCGCACTGCCAGGGCGACGATCGGTTTGCCATCAACATCAACAAGGATGTCTTCAATTGCCGCGGCTGCGGCGGCAAAGGCAAGGGCGGGATCGCTTTCCTGCAATGGATAGACCAGATCGAGTTTATCGACGCCGTCGAGCAGATCACCGGCAGAGCGCCGCCGCACGAGAAGAAAGAACGCGCCGCCAAGCGCAGCAAAAAGTCGGGGCCGCTCGGGCCGATCAAGGAAACATACAACTACATCAACGAGCTTGGCGAGCTTGTCTTCCAGGTCGTGCGCCATGAACCGAAAGCGTTTCGGCAACGTCGCCCGTCGCCGAACGAAGACGGCGTCTGGATCAACGGCCTCGACGAAGGCGAGTACATGCGCCGCGGGCCGCTCGCCGATTGGTTTCACTTCGACGAAGAGAACTTCGCCAAGTGGCAATGCACCGAGCGCGCCCACTTCGATGCGACGCCGTTGGTGCTCTACCACTTGCCCGATCTGATCGAGGCCATCGCGTGCGGCCAGATGGTGCTGGTCGTCGAGGGCGAGAAGGACGTTGCGACCGCCGTCGAAAAACTCGGGCTGGTCGCCACCACCAACCCCGGCGGCGCCGGCAAATGGAAAGGGCGCGGCTACGCGCAATTTTTCCGCGACGCCGACGTGGTGATCATTCCCGACAACGACGAAGACCCCAGGAAGGGGCTCAAGCACGCCAACGAGATCGCGCAAGACCTCTATGCCACCGCGGAGCGCGTGCGCATCGCCAAGCTGCCGGGCGGATTCAAAGACTTGACGCAATGGCACGACGCGGTCGGCACCCGCGAAGACCTCGACCAGATCATCGCCACCGCGCCGCGCTATTTGAACGGCCATGATCCCGGCGGCGAAGCCGGCGCCAAACCCGACGCGCCGCCGACCATACCGACGAAACAGTTTCGCCTCATACCATGCATCGAATTCATCCTTGGCTTCAAACCGCCGAACTATCTGATCGACGGCATATTGCAGCGGAAGTTTATCTACAGCCTGACCGGCTTGACCGGACACGCCAAGACCGCCGTCGCGCTCTTGCTGGCCGAACTGGTCGCGTCGCGCGACATCAACACGATGCTGGGCAACAACCGCGTGCGCAAGGGCAAGGTGATCTACTTCGCCGGCGAGAATCCCGATGACGTGCGCGCACGCGTAAAGGGCAGCTTCGAGGACTACGATTGCAATCTGTCATTCGTCGAGGGCGTGTTCAATCTGAAAGAGATCATGTTGTTGGCGCACCAGGGCGCCGCCGCGCTCGACGGGGTCGATCTTGTTGTGATCGATACCAGCGCGGCCTACTTCCTTGGTGATGACGAGATCAACAATACGCAGATGGGCGCGCACGCCCGCCTCTTGCGCTCGCTCACCGATCTACCCGGCGCCCCGTGCGTGCTCGTACTCTGCCATCCGGTGAAGCATGCGACCGAACCGGAGCAGTTGATCCCGCGCGGCGGCGGCGCGTTCCTCAACGAGATGGACGGCAACCTCACGCTCTTCAAGATCGACGACGAGACCGCCGAACTGAGCTACACGAAGATGCGCGGTCCGGGCTTTCAGCCGATCCGCTTCATTATCGAAACCGTCAAGACCATGAAGGTCGTCGACGCCGAGAACCGGCCGATGCCCACGGTGCGCGCCCGCGCGCTCTCGCGCCCGGAGGAAGAGCAGAAGGACGTGGAAATGGCGAGCGACCGCGATCTACTGCTGGTCGCCATGCTGCAAAACCAGGGCGCAAGCTATGCCGCGCTCGCCGACTTCCTCGACTGGCGCGTCGACAGCGGCCTGCCCAATAAGCAGAAGGTCGACCGCACCATCAAGGACATCGAGAAGTATTCCAAGCCAGCCCTCATCAAGCGGAACATGAAAAAGCCATTCCTGACCCACGAAGGCGAGGCCGCGGCCCAGCGCGTCGAGGGCGCGCGGCAAGCAAGAGAACGAGAACGGTCGCAAGGGAAACTGTTTTGATGCCGATCCGTGAAAGTATCACTTTAACAAACGGCGCTAAAGCCGTCCGTTTTCTGCGGACGCGAGCAAACAAACCAAAATCGCACTTAGCTCCCGTCCGTCCGGAATCTGGACAGCCGCGGACGCGAACACGAAAAATGGAGCCAACCTATTGAGTAATCAACACATAATTCCGTCCAGAGAGAGCGTGGACGAGTTTGGACTGCGTGTATGCCAAGGAACGCAGATTCCAAACGTCCGTCCGCTTTCTCTTCCTATATGGAAAGGAGTCCAGAGGAAAACCAAATCGCTCGGTTTTTCGACGATGCCAAAGGTGGCGCCATGAGCAAGCGCCCACCCCGTCAGCGCGCCAAGCCGGTCCGCAAGCACGACCTGCGGCACCTGTACGGTAACCTGCCGGGCAAGCACCGGGTCGCCATCGCCATCAGCGAGCCCGGCGGCCTGCTCTCGTCGGATAGCGCAACGCTCGAAATCGGTCGCAGGCGTAACGGAACGCTGGCGCATCCACGCGCCGCGCCCGAATGGGTGCCACCGGAGCGACCGACCATCATCGTGGCCCAGAGCGTGCGCAACGATCCGCTCGGCCAGATGTACGCGCGCCACCAGATCGAATACGTCTGCTACATCGCCGGCCGTGGCTACCAGGAGCTTTCCGAGATCGCGGCCATCGGCAACTACGGCAGCGGCGACCCGTCACGCCCATCAAGCCACGCCAACGGAACCGCATCCGGCGACGCGCTCGATCGCCAGCGCCTCGCCGGCATGCGGCTGCGCAAGATCGATCTCGCCATCCGCACCGATCTCGGCAAAACCGGGTTGACGATCACGCACGCTGTTCTGATCGCACGCAGGACCACCAGTATCACCGGAAAAACCAAACGCGAGAAACAGGTCTTCGCGTACATCTTCCGATCCTGCCTCAAACTGATCGCCGTGCAGCTTGGGCTCGCGACCCGAACAATTCGGTCACCACGCGCATCCACACACATCGAGCCAACCGCATGACGCAGCACGTCGACGACTTCGAGCCCATGACTGATGCGCAGCTGATCGCCTACGCGAGCGCGTTCCGTCTCGGCATCATTGGTCGCGGGCCGTCAGCCGGAAGATGCTTCATAGTCTGCGCACCGCTCGCCGCCTTGCTCTCGACCATCGGCGTCAAAGCCGATCTCGTCGAAAGCGATCTTGGTTGGATAAATCATTTCTGGCTGCGGCTTGCCGACGGCCGCGCGCTCGATCCGACCGCAGATCAGTTCAACAATGTCGACGACGCAAAATTGCCGGCGGTTTATCTCGGGCCGCCGCTGACCAAGTATCACAAGCAGAAGGAGACGCGACCGTGAGCGTGTCGAGCGCACATCTGCGCGCGGTGCTCCAATTAAAGGCGCCACTTTCCCCTGATGAGGCTGCGCGCTTTCGGACTCGCTGGCGTGAGATGATTCGCGACGGCGGTCAAACGATCATTCTAGAACCAGGTGAGCGGGTTGATCTGTTCCAACCATCAGGCATCAGTCGAGTGCCTATCGTCCGTCCGGCGCCGTTGCCCTGGTACTACGCTTGCGATCCTATGATCCTGCTTGTGGTGATCACGGGTGTCGTCATGGTGCCGATCGCGCTGATCATCATCGCTGGAGGCTGACATGGTCGCGTATTCGTTCCAGCGCCGTTTCGTCAATCCGATCCGCGTCGGGCTCGGGCTCGATCCACTGGCGCGCTTCCCGCCAGCGCACGGTCCCAAGCGTCACACCATCCGCGCACCCAGACTTCGTGATCATGCGCGTGAAGGCCAGCGGCTCCAATTGTATTTCGCGCAAAGGACGCAGCATTGCTTCCTGATCGCACACACCGTCTGCATCGGCGTCGCGCCCATCACGCTCGTCTTCGATAGCGACCCGGAATCCGAAGGCGTGATCTCGCCGGGCCTAGGAATCATGGAATGGGGCTATGCTTCGCTCGATGCGTTCGCGGTCGGCGACGGTTTCGAAAGTTGGGCCGCACTGCGACAGTTCTGGCTGGTCGAACGCGGCTGCGATGAATTCGCGTTCAAGGGCAACATCATTTTTTGGGAGACCAACAATCGATGACGGCGCACACGATCAAAGGCACGATCGCGTTCAGTTGCGATGAATGTCCCGAGAGCATCGAAACCAACGAGCAGGATTTCGCCGACGCGTGGAATTACGCTCGCAGTCTGGGATGGCGCGCCCAACGAAATGCGCGTGGCCACTTCGAGCACGAATGTCCCAGCTGCGCCGGTTCCGTCACGACCGCCAAGCCATGATCGAGATTCTTGCCCAGGTCAGAGCACAGAATTTTTGCGCCGGTCTGGTGCTCTGGGACGACAAGGTGATCGAGACCGCGCCCCTCCTGCGCCGGATGAAAGGCTGGAGCCGCGCCCATGTGCGCGACTACTGCCGAGGAAAAGGCTGGAAAGTCGAAGTCATCCACGCCCTGCAACGCGCCAGACCGGTACCCGGTTAAACCCTAAAAAGACCATTGACGCATGGCCCGCCATGGGCATAGGTTCCCTACCCAGGTCGAACTGCGTTCGGAACGGCCTACCTCTTTCGGAAACCTCCCCAGGGTTTTGGACCTCATCGTCGCCGTGGCACGCACCACGGCGACGATGATTTTGGGAGCGACCATTTGGTTGATTGATGACAAACCCAATCCTGCCACCAGCAGCCCAGCGTCACTGGAGCACTTGGTACACCACAAGGCGCTGGCGTAGACTGCGAGCCCAACAGCTGCTGCGCTTCCCACTCTGCGCGTTCTGCCTCGCTCGTGGCATCACCACACCCGCAACGATCGCTGATCACATCAAGCCGCACAGTGGAAACTGGAACGACTTCCTGCTCGGCAAGCTGCAATCACTGTGCAAGCCGTGTCACGATATCACCAAGCGTTGCCTCGATCTGCATGGTTATACGGCCGACATCGATAGCGATGGCTGGCCAACCGATCCGCGCCATCCAGCAAATCAAGGTGGCTTATGATCAAGGTCGTGGTCCAGGTGTCAGCCAAGGCCGGCCTATGGCATTGGTCCGCCATGGGGATGATAGGTCGATCCGCAACGCCATTGTTGGACGCCTCCCGGCGCGTCCTCGCAGAGCATCCCCACATGGCCAACGAGCCGATCGAGATGTGGCACCGTGGCTGCGATCACGTCGCATTGCAGAGCACAGTCGCGCACGCTGCCACCTTGGCCGTGTCGGATCGCAGTCCTAGACGCATACGGTTCGAGCCGTGGCAGTCCTATCCGAGCGAACTTCGAGGACGCCAAACCGAGCCGAATTAAAATTCCCCCGCTTTCGCAAACGTCGCCAATCCTGGGAAGGCCATTGCGTAGGGCATAGGGAAGCCCATGGACGCGCGGGGATCACCTGGGCTGGGGAGGATGCCCCGCCGGGGAGACGCCCACGGGCGGCCTCGGGAGGGGGGGGGATGGGGAAATAATTATCTCCCCCACGCGGCAGCCGCGGCGGCGGTCCGATTTTAGCGGCCGCAAAATACGACAGACCCCCACTCCGAAATCGGCCCATAGGCGTGCGCGGTGGCGCCGTGGGTGCGTTTTTTCGAGGGGGGCCTATGTCTGGGAGCGCGCGACCTGGGAAAACGCGTATGGGCGGGCGTCTGAAATGGCTGGTTTTTAGACGGGTGGCCGTTTAGCCGACTTTTGTCCCGTGATAATACGTTGATTTTATTGCCTTTTTTCGCACCCTTTTGGCGGCCTTGGGGAGCCCCGTGGGGGGCCTTCCAGGGGAGCCGTATGAGGGTAGCCCGGCGGCCCGGGCGCCGGTTGGGCGCCGTTTGGGGCGGGTTTTGGCGGGGGTTCCGGGGCGGTCGAGGGTCGGAAGGCGCGCGTTTGGCAGGGTTTAGGGGCTATTTGGCAGGGGGTTCGGGAAAGGCGCGGCGAGGGTAGCGGGGCGGTCCGATTGGCCAATGGGGCGCCCCGGGGTCGACGCCGGCTACGCCACCGCCTCGACGTGCTGGAGCAGCCGGGCGGCGCTCTTGCGCGCTATCGCAAGATCATAGGCCGCCTGCAAATTGATCCAATATTCCGGCGACTGCCCGAGCGCCTTTCCGAACAACAGTGCCAGTTCGGCGGTGACGGGTCGCGAGCCCTTCACCACATGCGAGACCCGCATGGCCGATACGCCGATCGCGCGCGCGAATGATGCCTGCGACAGGTCAAGCTCGGCGAGAATTTCCGCCAAAAATTCTCCTGGGTGGATGGGCGCAAGTCCACTCATATTGCAACCTCCTTTAGTGATAGTCCGTGATTTCAACATCAAACGCATCGCCGTCGACGAACCGAAAACAAATACGCCATTGATCGTTGATGCGAACCGAACGTTGTCCCGCCCGATTGCCTTTCAACAATTCAAGCCGATTGGACGGGGGCAAACGCAAGTCTTCGATGTTCTTCGCGGCGTTCAATTGCAGTAGACGCATCGTCGCTCGCCGCAGAATTTCGCGAGGGAACCGTCGACTTTTGCCGGTGACGACAAATCTCTCGGTTTCAGTATCGGCAAACGACCGGATCATCACCGTCCATATAAACAGACTGTTTATGGTAGTCAAGGGCGCGGGGCGGGTCGATTAGCCAATGGGCGCTCCGCGGCTGGCGCCCGGAAGGGGGCGGAAAGGAAAGAGGCCGGCATGTTGCCCGAGACGATGCGATCAGAGCTTGGCGTTCGGCCGATCGACTGGCTGGGACTCCATCGCGAGTATCAGAACGCAGGCGAGATGGAAATTCTGGTCGCCCTGGCGCGCTCGATCGACGCGCGCAGCATGCTCGAAATTGGTTGCCGCGACGGCCGCACGGCGCGGCTCGTGCTCCGCAACGTCGAGACGCTGGAACGATATGTGGGAATCGATGTCGCTCCGGGTTACGAGCCGCGGCTTGAGTGCCAGCGCAGCGAAGTGACCGAGTGTCCCGGGACGCTCGCGCTTTCCGACCCACGCTTCGATCTGATGCTTCGCAAACGCGGGTCGCTCGATCTGACGGCGGTGGATTTCGCGGAGCGCTTCGATATTTGCTACATCGACGGCGACCACAGTGCGGCCGCGGTCCGGCATGATAGCAGTCTCGCGCTCGCCATCACGCGGGGCCTGATCGTCTGGCACGACTACGGCAACGCGGCGGTCGAGGTCACCGGCGTCCTCGATAGCCTCGATCTTCCGCTCCGCCGGATTTCCGGGACTTGGTTCGCCTTCCTGCCGCTGCCGGTCGATCAGGAAAGGCGCGCATGAAGGTCGCGGTTGAATACCGGCCGCTCGCGGCCTTGAAGCCGGACCCGCAGAACGCGCGGCTGCATTCGGACGCCCAGGTCGCCGAGATCGCGCGCTCGATCCAGCGCTTCGGCTTCGTCAACCCGGTGCTGGCGCGCGAGGACGGCCAGATCATCGCGGGCGAAGGGCGCTGGCGCGCGGCGACCAAGCTCGGGCTGATCGAGCTTCCGGTCATCGAGCTACGCGGGTTGACCGATGCGCAGTGTCGCGCGCTCGGGCTCGCCGACAATCGCATCGGGCTCAATTCGTCCTGGGATGAAGAGTTGTTGGCGAAGTCGATCGAAGAGTTGACCGCGGCCGGCGAGTCGATGGCCGATCTTGGTTTCGATCGCGATGAGCTTGCAGCGCTGATGAACCCAGGCACCGTGTCGGTCGAGGCGGTCAACGTCGGCCCGCTCGAAGATCGATTCTGGATCGCGGTGCGCGGTCCGCTGAAGGATCAGGCGCACGCCTTGCAGCGCATCCAGATCGTCATGGCGGAATTCCCCGCCATCGAAGTCGAGCTTGGCACCGTCGGCATCGAGGATTGAAACCCGGATGAGCATGTCGAGCGCCCATCTACGCGAAGTTCTATCGAGGCCGCCGATGGGATATCAGCCGCGATCGTCGGGCATCGATCGGCCGCCGCCGCCGTGGCCCGCGCGAGGCTGGAACCGCGCGCCCGTTCGGCCGCCTCCGCCGCTTGCTTGGTACTACGTTTGCGATCCCATGATCCTGCTCGCACTGATCGCGGGCGCTGTCATGGTGCCGATTGTGTTGATCGTCGCGGTGGCCGGGTGATTGGGTCGGTCAGCAAATTCAAACTCGGGCGCGTCGGCCAGATCAAGAACGCGCATGCGAGCAAGCCAGCCAAGATTGGACTCCGCAGCCACGTGCTCGAAGCGGTCGGCCGCGACGCTGCGGTGTTCGATGCGTTTGCCGGGGCCGGCGAGATGTATCGCGGCATCTGGTACGTCGCCCGCGCCTATGTGGGCTGCGATCTGGAATGGCATCGCGACGGCCGGCTGGCCTATGTGGCCGACAACCGGCGCGTCATGCGCTGCATCGATCTTACCCAATTCGCGATCTTCGATTTCGACGCGCACGGCTCGCCGTGGGAGCAGGCCGTGATCCTCGCCGCCCGACGCCCGGTCGCGCCCGGCGAGCGCATCGGCCTCGTCATCACGGAAGGTTCGGGCCTCAATCTCAAGACCGGGAAGCTCGGCAACGCTCTGGGCCAGCTTATCGGGATGACCGTGCGCGTTGACGGAATGATGCGCTGGCAGGATGAAATCCTGACGCGCGCGATCAACGCCATCGCCCGCCGCATGAAGTGCGACGTAGAGCTACGCTGGCAGGCAAAGGGAAAAACTGGCGCCGCGGTGGTGTACGCGGGCGTCGTTCTGCGCGGACGGCTGAATTGAAGGAAACGTCACATGAACATCGTCATCTCGTCTGGTCACGGCTCGAAGGTCCGCGGCGCCAGCGGCTATCTCGACGAAGTCGACGAGGCCCGCAAGGTGGTCGAGGCCGTCGCCGATCTGCTGCGCAAGCAAGGCGTCGGCGTGAAGACATTCCACGACGACACTTCGGATACCCAGAGCGAAAATCTAGAGACCATCGTGGACTATCACAATGATCAGAGCCGCGATCTCGATGTCAGCGTACATTTCAACGCCTATGAGACCACGACGAAGCCGATGGGCTGTGAAGTGCTTTACGTCACGCAGGGAGAACTGGCCACGACATTGTCGAAGGCCATTGCGGACGCCGGGAGCCTAACCAATCGAGGCGCGAAATATCGCGACGATCTGTATTTTCTTGGGAATACGGAAATGCCTGCGGTCCTGCTCGAATGTTGTTTCGTGGATAGCTCGGCCGACGCCGATCTGTACCGGCAGAAGTTCGACGGCATTTGCGCCGCGATTGCATCGGCGCTCTCAGGGCGTGACGTAAGCGTTCCTCCGTCGCAGCCCGAGCCCGAACCGCCGCCGCCCGATGCAGCGGACAATCGCGTGGACATTCTCGGCGCGGTCGAGGGCGATGTCACCGTCATCATCAACGGGCAGCGAGTAACCGGCGGCGCGCGTTGTCTCAACCTCGTCAATCTGAAGATCAAAATGCAGGGCGAAGTCGTGGTCTCAATCAACGGCCAAGACTTCCACAATGCGCCCACCATTCCCGCCAACCAGAGCAACATCATCGCGACCGTGTTCGGCGGCGCGAGCGACTACAACGTCAGCGCCTACGATGAAGACAAGGTGCTCAACGACACTGATCTTTATGTCGCGTTGCCAGATCGTTTCGAGGGCGAACGTCCACAGGTGCGGGTCTACAATTACGCGACTGGCATCAGCGCGACGGCCGAAATCTGGGATGTCGGACCTTGGAATACCGACGATCCGTATTGGGCCACGGACACGCGCCCACAGGCAGAGAGCGGCACGGACATGACCGGCCGCACCACCAACGGCGCGGGAATAGACCTATCGCCGGCACTGGCCGAGGCGCTCGGAGTCGACGGCATGGGCAAGGTGGACTGGCAGTTCATTTCATCTTGATGGACTCGGACTGGTGGATCGCCATCGGCGTCGTCGTCTTGGTGGTGCTCGTCGTGGTGTTGTCGAACGGAGCCAACGAGTAGCGCAATGGTCAAGCAGCTTATCGGCAACGTGGTCGACAACCTGCGCAGTCAGCCGCTCGCGCTGGCGCTGGTCGTCGTGAACGTCGCGTTCCTGGTCGGCTTCGCCTTCATGTTCCACGAGATCGCCAACTCGGTCGAGCGCAAGGACGCGCTCGTCGTGTCGCTTCTCCAACAATGTGGGAAATAGCACCATGCAGAACATCGGCCTGATCTTGTTGGTCTTCGCCTTCGTGATCGCATGCATCGCGACGCGGATTCAGAACGTCGGCCCCTGGCACCTGGGCTGGCTCGCGCTCGCGTTCTGGATCGCGAGCGAGGTCATCGGCGGCATCGCGCGCATCGCGCATTGATTTGAAAACCAAGGGAGGCAACCATGACGCTTGAAGTTCTCAACGGCCCGATCATCCAGGCAGGCGAGTCGCTGTCAGACGCGCTCGATTGCACCGGCGGCACCATCGTCCGCATCACCATGCCGGGACAATGGACGCCCGCCAATCTGACGTTTCAAATTTCGTCGGACGGCGAATTGTTCAACGATCTCGTGGACCGGCAAGGCGACGACATCATGGTTGTAGTCGTGCCCGGATCGGCGTTGGTGGTCGCGCAGTTTGGCGATTTTCTCAAAGCCGTTGCGTTCCTCAAGGTGCGCTCGGGCACGCGTAGCAATCCCGTCGTGCAGCAAGAGCTACGCGAATTCGCCATCGCCATCGAGCCGGCGGCGTAAGCCGTTTGCGACGAATAGATCAGATACCGATTCCGGTTCTCCTGCTCGCCACCTTCGCCCTGATTGCGTTGGCGGTCGCGATCCTGCATCCGTGGTCCAACGTCGGGGTCAACCCCTGATGGACTATCATCTCAAGCCACCGAAGACCGTGCGCGCTCGCAACGCCGACGCCTACGCGCTCGGCCGGCAGGAGCGCGGCGGCTTCCGGGTGCGGCGGGTGGTGTGGGGCCGACTGATGGCGCGGGCCGAGCGGCGCGCGCAGCGAGGAAATCAGGCGCGCATGCATCCTGATCGAGTCCGGCAAGCGCTCGCACAAACAAGTAACTACCTGAATATCTGCCACCGAATCACTTCAGCCCCTACCTGCTCGCGCGTCTTGGCTCCGAGCTTGCGCATCGTGCTGGCAGTGTAAGTCCCGACGACGCGCTCCTTGATGCCAAGATTGCGTGCGATCAGCGTATCGCTGTGCCCTTGCAATTGGCACCACAGTATCTTGAGTGCCCGCGAACTTAGGTCCGGCTGTACCGCCTTGGCGCGCGTGGAAGCATCGCGCGGCAACGGCGGCCACGCCCCGTTTAATCGCGCGGTAAGTCGGTTGATGGCCTCGGACATGCGGCGCATCTCGGCGCGCAGCTTCACGATCTGGTCGCGCTTCTGCGGTTTTGATTTCTTGCGCCGGCGAGTTGCGCGGGCCATTGCCGCGTTCAGCCGAAATACTTGATGGTGGCCAGCGCCACGCCGCCGGCCACAAGCATGACGGCGAAGCGGATCGTGAGAACGCGCACGGCCCAATCGATCTTGGTTTCGAGCGTGCGGAAGGCGTCAGAGATGTCGGGCTTGGTAATCCCTGCAACAGCTTCACGCGCAAGCTTCTCGCGGACATTGATCATCGCGCGCGCTATCCGAAATATTTGATGGTGGCGAGTATCCCGATGATCGCCGCGGCCATGGCGCCGCTGCGGATTGTCATATCACGGACAGCGAGATCGATCTTGGCATCGACCCTAGCTATATCGCTCTTGAGTGCTGCGATGTCGCTCTTGGTCGCCACCGCCTCGCGCAGCGCAGAGTCGATCGCATCGGCGTGGGCGCGGGCCTGATCCTCGCCGATGCCGGCGCCTTTCAGTTTGTCGATGTAGCGCAGTCGATCGAATAGAATTTGCTCGTTCATGGGGACCGCTCCGAACCTTCGTCAAGAGTTGGCTGACCTTGCGAGCGCAGCCGTACCTCGACGGTCAGGCCGTCAATCGCGCCCTCCAGCCGGATCGCGAGGCCCCTGATGTCCTTACGCAGCGAGCCCAACTCGGTCAGAATGCGCTCGTTCTGGCACGTCAGGAAATTGAAATCAGGTTCGGTCATGTGACGGTTTTATCCTGAAGTCGGCCGGAACGCTAGCGCCCTGTTGGCTGGCCTTGCGACGAGGCGCGGCCCATGACGTTGCCGCGCGCGTCATAGAGCGTCGTCGTGCCGCCAGTCGTCGTCGTCGTGCCGATGGTGCGCCCCTGGGCGTCGCGGAACGTCGTGGTGCTGCCAGAGCTATCGGTTGTGGCCGTGCCGACGCTGCGCCCGTCCGGCCCATAGAGCCGCGTCTGTTCGCCGGTCATCGCGGTGCCGGCCGCGAATAAGACGGCGCCGATCGCCATCCCTGCCAAGACGGCGAGCCACGGCGCGCGCGTCTTAGGACGCCGGTCGTCGTCGTCGTGCCTGACCGTTACGTGGACCCGGTTCATCGCCCGGGCCAGAATGACACTCACGAGCACTGCTAACACGCAGAGGCTCAATATGACCAACCAACCAAGCAATTCCGATTTCATTTTCCTAGCTCCGTTTGTGGAACGCGCGCGGCGAAATCTGCCGCGTCGATCATTTGGATCACCGGCTCACTGTGCCCGCATTTGCAGGCGCGACCGTTCCAGGAATCGGCGCCGCCTTTGCGCCAGCCGCATCGCATGCAGTACGGATGCAACGATCGCGTATTCTCGTGGTTCATTGGAGCGCTCCCTTTGCGAGTTGCACGGCGGCGGCGTGGCCGGCTTCGGCTTCGTCATAGGTCGCATAGCGCCATTGTGTGAGATCGCGCACGCCGCCGAAGATCATGGTTTCAAACAACATGGGGCGCCCTGAATGCACGGCGAAGCCGATGAAAATGGTCGACACGCACGCGTCGCCTACATCGGTTTGCCAAAGCCGGTCTGACAGCGAGCCGCGCTCGCCGACAACCTTGATCCATTCAGAAAATTCGACGCGCACCGGCACGCGATCTTTGAGAATGTAGTGGGCGCCGAGCGCGTTAAATTGGTCGCGCAATGTTTCATCGATCATCGTGCTGCACTCCGCAGTAATTCGGCGAGCGTGCGCTTGGCGCGGTCGAGTTGGTCGCGGGTGACGCCGAGCACGTTGCGGTTCGGATCGTCGGCTTGCGCTGCAAGCCGCGCTACTTCGGCGATCATGTCGGCGACCGCGTCGTAAAGATCAGGACTCTGGTTCATCGGCGGTGCCTTATGATGCTGCCGTGCTGGATGATGTAGGACTCGGGCGCGAACGCGATGGCGACCGTCGGGATCGGCGGCTTGGCGTTGCGCCCGTCGTCGACCGTGGTCGCCGTCATGTGGGCGCTTACGATCTTGATCGCGTTTTCTTCGGTCGCCGGATAGATCGCGGCGCAGACCTCGCCGTCGCACAGTACCTCGACGATTTCCTTGTCGTGGAACGCGGTCGCCAGTCGAAACGTGATCGTCATGTCGGCGCCCTCTCGATCTCGATCGGTTCGTTGTTGGGCAGGCAGCGATAAACCCCGGCGTCGTCGAGCAGCAGCGGCATCGTGCCGATGCAGCCGGCGATCATGGCCTCGGTCGCGAACACGTCCCACTCGATGAACAGCGAGCGCTCGTTCTCCGACGCGATCATGATCCGGCCCGGTACTTCCTTGCCGCGCCACCTGATGATGATGGAGTCGCCGGTGCACAGCGTCATGTTCCGGTTCTCCGATACGGAAGCACGATGCGGCCTTGCGCGGCGATCTGGCGTAGCTCGCGCTCCATATGGCCGCACGTTTTGGCGATGGCGTTGAGTCGATCGGCCATCGTGCCGGCGCGATCAAGGCTGACGCGCGCGGCCACGACGCATTCGCCGTTGCGCCAGCCGGCGCCGAGAAGCTTCGACGCCTCTTCGATCCGCGCCTCCATCGCGGTGAGCCTGCGCGCCTCTTCGCGCGACGGCTTGGGCGCGGCATCGCCGAAGATGTCGGCTTGGGTCGCGCCTTCGATGATGGCGTCGACCGCGTTGCGCACCGCCTTCCAGCCTTGCAACTGCCCGCGGCTGATCAGGCGCAGAATGCGATGCTGTGCCCGGTGATCGGTCAGGCGGGAAATTTCCATCGCCTGTTGCCGGTCGATCTGGTCGGCCTCGAATAGCCGCAAGATCGGCGGCGCCAGATTGAGCAGCTGGAGCCGCCAGCGCACCCGGAAGACGGCACAGCCGACTTGCTTGGCGATTTGCTCGGGCTCCAACCCGCGTTTTGCCAGTCGCGCAAAGCCCCTCGCCTCTTCGATCGGCGAGATGTCCTGGCGCTGAAGGTTCTCGACGATCGCGGCAATGTCGCGGGCGAGATCGTCCAGGCGAACGACGGTCGCCTTGATGGTCGAGAAGCCCTTGATGCCGCGGTCGGCCAACAGCTTGTGCGCGCGCCAGCGGCATTCGCCGGCGACGATCTCGAAGCGGCCGCGACGGTGCGGGCGCACGGTGATCGCTTGCAGGAGCCCTTGCGCGCGGATGGATGCGGCCAAGCCTTCGATATGCGCCGCGTCGAACGTCTTGCGCGGCTGATCCGGATTCGGATCGATCTTGGCGAGGGCGATGTTGCGCGTCACAGGTGACTCCGTTTGGTTGTTCGCCGTTTGCAGCGGCGTTAGTGGCGCGTCCCGCGGGCCGGAAGGAAGCCGACCATGCGGCCGTGGGATTGGAACGTGCCGCCGCGCGGGACGTGCGGAAGGTCGGTCAGCATTTCGAGCGGCGCGAGGTACGGGCGCCGATGGCGCGGCCGAATGATGCGGCGATGCGCGGCCAGCATTCCCGCATCCAGGTCTTCGCCCAGGATCGAAACGACTTCGACCCGATCCGGGTGCGCGGCGACGCCGTGTTGTTCGATAAAGGCAATCTCGTCGTCGGAGATCAAGCGCGCAAGCGTCCAGGATTCAAAGACGAATATATAGCGCACGACATCGCGAAGCTCGAAGTAGGCGCGGACCATCGCGACGGCCATGTCTTTGTTTGGGTGCGGCGGCTCCAATTCGAAATATTCGCTGGTCGCCGTGACGCCGTGCCACGTCGGGGAGACCACGCCGGTTTTGTTGAATAAGCGTTCGCTCCCGGTGGAAGCAAACGCGATCATGTCGCGCAAATCTTTTTCGCTCATGTCGGCCTCGGCCATTTTTTCGAGCGATTGAATTGCAGCGGCTCGCCGTCGCGGCCCTGCTCATAGGCGCTCTCGATCACCCCGGCGATCAGGCCCGCCAGATAGATGCGCGCCGTATGGCTGATGGCGCCGGGCTTGAGCAAGTCCATGATCGCGAACGCCGCGACCTGGGCCGGTCGGGCGTCTGGCGCGCGCGGATCATGCAGGCTCGGATAGGTGTGTTCTGGTTCCGGGTCGGGCGCTTTGCCTTGCGCGAAGGTGGCGCCCATGCTGGCGAAGCCGGCCTGATAGATACGGCCAAGCTCGGCCATGCCCTTGGCATGCTCGCGCAAGCCGGGTTCGGCCGCGCCCTTGGCGATGAAATCGAAAGCATCGGCCTGCGAGCGCATCACCGCCAGCATGCCGGGATGCGCGTTGACGAAATAGAGCGCAATGTCGCGATCTTCCTCGCGCTGGAAATTGGCGATCAACATTCCAACGTCGTCAGCCCTTGCAATGCCGTAATCCCCGAGCGACCCAGGCGCCTTTTGCCACGGCGTCGACGAATGCTGGCCGCCAGTCGGGTTGGCGGTATCAATCAAATGCCGGATGTAGGCGGCTTCGGCTTCGATCTGTTCACGCGTGACCATGTCCGTTTCGCCTTTCAATGGTGCTGCGGGACGCGCAGCGGGTTGGGATAGCCGGCGGGCAGGTAGGATTGCAGATCGCGCTTGATGTAGTGGCGCGCGTCGAGCCAATTGAGCACGGCGACCATGCGGTGCGTGTAGTCGCACCAATCGGTCGTCTTCGTCATTGGCAGATAGTTGACGCGGCCGACCTTGTAGAGATCGACGAATTCGTGCGTCGCCTTGACGATCGCAATCGACGCGTCAACGTCCAGCGTCGGTTCAAGCGAAACCCAAGTGAAGATGCCGCGATCGTGGAACGCCTTGATGGCCGCGATCCGATCGGCCGGGAGCGCGGCGTTGCGTTCCCATTTTTTCGAAAAGCGTTCGTCGAGCGACGTGAGCGTGGAAGCGAAGGCGTCGCGATCCGCGCGGAATAGATCGATGTCGCGGAGCGCGCGCGTGCCGCCCTTGGTGAGCGTGCAGATGCCGAGCCCGGCGCCGATCAGTGTTTCGAGCGTCGCCCGCGTCAGGCTGTTGTCGCCCGGATGGTACGGGTCGGTCGTGAACGAAAGCATGACCTGGGCGCGCACGCCCGCGGCCTTGTACTTGGCGGCGTCGGAGCGCAGTACGTCGAGATAGTCACGGCGCGGGACAGCGCCCGCGTCGAATTCCGCGCGGGGCTGATGCGTGACCAGCGGCACGTAGCAATAGGCGCAGCCGTGGCCGCAGCCGCGATAGGGATTGGTCGCGAGCGGCGAGTATTCGCCGGCCTGCCCTTTCGGGGCGTAGATGATGCGGCAACCCCGAACGGAGACGCCGTCGTCATTTAGTGTCGGTTTCATGCGATCCTCTTCGATGCGCGCGGGCGGTCGACCAGCAGCGTGATCGCAACGCGGGTCTGTCGCTTTATCGGCTGCTCGCCTTGCTCCCAGCGGATGACGGTGCGTTTCGATACGCCGAGTCGCGCGCCGAATTCGGTCTGCGTAAGGCCGAGACGTTCACGCGACTGGCGGACGAATTCGGCGTCGGTTGGGTGCGGTGTCATGGGGTCTCCGGTTCATATTGGTCCCTAGCGTTTATATGTGCCAAACTGTCACCTGCGTCAATGTGTTTTGGTCGGCAAAGTGTTGGGCCAGCTTTCGCAAGTCGGCAAAGTGTTGGGCAGACTTTCCCTTGACCCGACTCGATGCGGGCGCCATATCGATTTGCGCCCGCCGCATTCTCCCGCCCAGGCGATGCTGTGGCGTCCGGGTCTTGCAACGGCTCGGTTTTTGTTTCGATCGCTGGGGAGTTTGTTTCCGTTTGTTTGGCTCCCCCCTGGGGCCGGCTTTGCAGGCGCGGTCCCGTCGAACAAAAAAAAGCCCCCGGCATCTCTCGCGGATGTCGGGGGCGGTTGTTTCCAGATTCAGTGCGTCAATCCCTTCGCCGGTTCCGGCCGGGCGATGTTCCAGCCGGGCGACTCATCGTAGCCGGGCAGGCGCATGATCGCGCGCTTGCGGATGGCATCGATGATCGTGCAGGCGATCGATGATTTGTAATCGTCCGTTTCGCACGCCTGATAGTCGAAGCATTCGCAAGCCTTCAGGATCACGAGCGGCGACGGCGTTCGCGCGAACGGCCGGAACGTGTAGCCCGCGGCGTCGTCGCCGATCGAGCCGGGCAGATCGCCCAGCGCGTCGTCGGGATAGCGGTGGCGAACGCTGCGCTCGTTTTCGGTGAGCAGGATGCGACCGATCTCGGTCGCGTTGGTGCTGACGATCTCGATCAGCGTTTCGTTAGCCGTGTAGACGACGCCGCGGCCGTAGCTCTTGCACAAGGCGAACGTAAGCAAGGCGTCGATATGATCGTGATCGACGATGTAGGCAGACATTGGTGACTCTCCGTTTGGTTTGACGCCGTTTGCAGCGGCGGTCGGGTTTAAGCTAGGGGCTCGGTTGATCGCCAGTAGTGCATCACCTTGAGGCCCGGCGGATTGGCGAAGGTCCGAAGGTGGGAGATCACGAGCCCGCGCGCGACGAGACCGTCGAGCGTGGCCTGGGTCACGCCGCGCGCTTCGAGCGCTGGGCCGGTGGCGCCGGTGCTACAGGTTGCCAGGAGCGCAAGGGCCTTGCGCTCCGCAGCCGTCAGTTTTTGATTGTTGGTCATTGTTTCGGGATCGCCAGCAGCGTCTTGACCCAGCCGAGATCGTTCATCGCGTCATTCAGTTTTTGAATGTACGGAAGCAACGACCCATAGGAGGCGCAAAACTTAAGTGGTCCGGCCGCATTAAGTTCCTCTTTGACTTCGCTCGTAACCTCTGCGCCGATCTTGTGGCGTTCGTCTTCGGGGATTTCCTTTACAAGGACGTTCAACAAATCGAGGTTATCGACGGCCAAACCATCGCGCTTCCCAACGAACGGGACATCGCAAAAATGCGAGGCGATCATGGCCTTGGTTAGGACTTTCGAGAACGATGGCAGCTGCTCCCGAATTCCAGGCCATGCGGCGGATGACGTAAGGGCAGAGGGCAGTTCGGCGTGTGCCGGGAGTGACGCGCAGAGCGCGATTGTCGCGGCGATTAAGGTCTTTCTCATTTTGGTGAACTCCGTTTGGTTGTTCGCCGCTTTGCAGGCGGCGTGATGCTGGATGCATCAATGCTGCGGCCCGCGGGCCGCAGTGTTTGATGGATCGGCTTTTACAGAACGAAGCGATCTTCACTGGCCTCGCGGTTCATTGGGCGATTCCTTTCCGGTAGCTCACGACCAGATCGAAGGTCGCGGCGTTGAAGACCTGATAGGTGATGGCGGGACATTGCGTGCTGCGCCATTGCGCGATGTCGCGGGCCAGGGCTTCGTCATAGACGAGCGCGAGCCCTTGCGACTTGGCTGTGCCGCCGATCGCGGAATACGCGACGATGGAAAAGAGTTGGTTGATAGGTTCGTGGTCGTTTGGCATTGGTGACTCCGTTTGGTTGGCCGCTTTGCAGGCGGCGCGGTTATCTCAATCTTTCGTCGCCGTACTTTTCGAACAACGCCGCACGTTCCTTATCCTCTTCGGATAGGGCGGTGTCATCGGGCCAGTCGTCCATCGCGTCGATACGACCGACGGCCTCTTTCAATTCGTTGAATGAGGCAGTGGCGCCGTCAGGATCGCCGCTCGCGAGCGCGTCGCGGACGTTGCGAACGCCACGCTCGATTTCGTCGAGCAAAGCGTCCAGGTCGGTGTGGTTCATGGTGACTCCTTGTGTTTGATTGGTGAGCCGGATGGCCCGTAGGCCACCCGGTAGGTTTTTAGTGGGCGCCAACGTCGATCCCAGGCGCTCCCCACGGCGCGGTCGCGATCAGCGAGCGCACCGCTTCGGGATAGCCGGTCACGGCGAACAGCACGGGGCAATGCGGCTCCGGGCCGGGGTCGCCGATGTAGAGATCGGTGAAGCACACGATCAGCGACGCGTCGTCGTGCTCTTCGGCAACGTAACGGAAGAGCGGGCGAAGGTCGGTCCCGCCGCCGCCGCGCGGATCGAAGGTGATCTCGTCGCCGGTGCGGTACGTGTCGACCCGGGTGACCCGAGTGTCGCCGTAGACCGCAACGACTTCGTCGACCACGCCGTCATCGAGCGCGGCCTGGGCTTCGGTCGCGATCAGGCGCAGCGCGACCTCGTCCATCGAGCCGCTGGTGTCGATCAGGAACATCGCCTTGTTGACGCCGTCGCGTTGCGAGCCCGGGAGGATCAAGCCTTGCCCGATAAACCGACGATTGGGCCGGTTCCAAGTTTCGGTTCGCAGCGCGCCCTGGTCGAACCATGCCCGCAACACTTCGCGCCAGTCTTGCGTCGGATTGTTCGATCGCTCGATCTCGCGCGTAATGTGGCCGGGCAACTGTCCGACCGCCTTCGCGATCGAAGCCGCCTGACGCACGACCCGGTCCCACGTGCTATCGATGTCCGAAAGGTCGGCGGTGTCGTCGGCGGCGTCCAGCACTTCGCCGCAGCGGCCGGGGTCGTTGGATTGCTGCGGGCCGTTGCCTTCGCCGTCGGGTTCGCCATCGGCATCGGCGCCGCGACCGGGCTCGTCGCCGCCTTCGTCGCCGTCGCCAGCTTGGCCGCCGGGCTGGTCGCCGGCTTCGCCTTCGTCGCCGTCGTCAGCGTTCGAGCCTGACGTTTCGTCGCCGTCGTCGGCTTCGTCGCCTTCGCCGTCGCCAGGATTGCCCTGGTCGTCGGCGTCGTCGCCTTCGCCCTGGTCGCCTTTGCCTTCGGCGTCGTCGGCTTCGTCGCCCGCGTCCTGGTCGTCGGCGTCGTCGCCGTCCGAGCCCGACGATTGTTCGTCGTCTGACTCGTCGTCGCCCTCTTGCGGTTGCGGCGGTTGCGGCTGCGGCTGCTGGTCAAGCTCGCGGCTCCGGTAGATGTCTTCGGCGGACATCCCGCGGTATTTTTCGTCGAGTAAGACCCATGGCGGAAGATCGAAACCCTCGTCGCGAAGGTCGACGTTGATCGCGTAGTCGCAAGCCTCGTTCCACTTTTCAGGATCGCGGCCCCGCCGCCGCGTCGAGTGGTGCCGCGCGTCGTGCTCGCTTTCGTGGGCCTGCACCGCGAGCAGCTGCATCTGAGTCAGCGTCGCGATGAAGTCCGGATTGTAGAAGTGGCGCTTTGAGTCGGTCGCCATCGTCTGTACCTTGCGCGACGGCACGGGCTCGACGTTCGAAACCAGCACGCCATAAAAGCGGCGCGCCATGATCAACTCGGCGCGCGCCTTCAGCACGCGCTCGGTCGCGGTGCGGGTGACTTGGTCGGTTTCCATTGTGGTGACTCCGTTTGTTTGAAGGGAAGCCCCGGCGTTTGCAGCGCCGGGTTAGGTCAGGCCAGAAATTTCGAAACCGTGGCCACGATCTCGTCGGCGCTTTTCTGCACCGACTCGCGCGCGGCATCGTTCTTACGAAGATCGGCCGCGTCTTCGGCGCACAACTCTTTCTGAATGCGCTTGATGACCGCAGCGAGTTTCGGGTCTTCGGTCAGGTTGAAGGCCGGTAACAGGCCCACGAGATCGCGGACGTTGTCGATCAGCGAGTCGAGGAAGAAACTGCGCTTGCCCTTGCCCTTGGCGCCCGCGTTGTATTCCTTCAGCTTCGTGCCGACGTGTCCCACGACTTCGATGATCTGCTCGGCGGTGTGGCGCATGGCGTCGTCGACCACGCGAGACGACGTTTCCGCGATCTCGCGCCGGATGTCGTCGACCGTGTCGTCGTCAAGATCGGAGCGAAAGTCGGCCGCGTCAGGAAACGGCATGATGCTCATTTCGAGCTTGAATTTCGCGCGGATTTCCGAAACGTCCGGATAGTCGGACGAGTCGAACATTCCGTTGAGCGCGCGCTTGCGCTCTTCGACGAAGCGCGGATAGCCGGCCGCGAATTCGTTTGCGGCCTGCTCAAACTCGCGCTTGAGCTTGCGGAACTCGTCGGAGAATTTGACGAACAACGCGTTGGGCAGGATGCGCGGGCCTTCGTCGGCCCACGGGCGCGTCATGCTGTAGTGCAGCGTCCGCGCGGTGGAAACGAGCGTGTTGATCTTGGCCAGTCGCTCGGCTTCGATCAGGAGCTTGTTGTAGCGGCCGGCGTTGTCGGCGGCGCCGTGCTTGCGGTTGACTTCGTCGGTCACACGCTTGTCGAGCTTGCGCGCGGTCCACTGCGAGATGTTGACCGAGACCAGCACGGCCTTGCGGGCGAGCGGCGTGGCGATGTTCTTCGTTTTCGTCTTTGTCATGGGTGACTCCGTTTGGTTTGATTGGAGGGGGCGGCGCCGATTTGCAGGCGGCGGCCTTGTGTTCGACCATGAACACTATCGGACGGCGCGAACCGCGCGCCGCCCTGAGTGCTCACGACATCTGCAAGATGATGTCCTGATTTTCGACCGCCCATGCGCCATAGGCCGTCGTCTCTTTCAGCTTCTCGTCGCGCGTGGTGGCATCGTGAACCACCAGCACTTCGCTTTCACGCGGCAGGCGCTTTGCATACTTGATGATGTTCGGAAGTGTCTTGCGGGTCGCCATCCGTCCGAGCCCGGTGCAAACCGCGTACCGGGAAGATGCATCGGTCGGCAACGGCGCGGTCGCAGGGCTCGCGATGATGTCGTCGAGCGATCCCAGGTTCCGGTAAAGCTCGATGAAGCCATCAAGCTCCGCGGCCGGCGCGTCGCCGATATGCGATGCGAACAGCCGCAGGCGTTGCGTCTTCGGCGCGTTGACGTACTTGGCGGCCTTGGTGAGCGACCGCGGCGTCGGAAAGGCGTTCTCGTCGCCCTTCGGCATGACGTGAATTAGCTCACGTCGAAGCCGCACGAAGGCGACAACCTCGGGCGCGACATTGCTGCGGTTCGCCCAGGCACACCACGCGTTGACATCGGGCGTGATGAAGAGATGGGCGAACCGATTGCGCAACGCGGTCGGCATGCGTTGCGCCGCGGCTCGATCGGAAACGCGATTGCCGGCGGCGACGATGACCCAGCCGTCGGGCAACGTGTACTCGCCCACGCGCCGATCGAGCACAAGGCCGAACAGCACCGCCATCATTTGCGGGCTCGCCGTGTTGATCTCGTCGAGGAAGAGAATGCCGCGCTCGCCGTCGCGTTCAGCGTTCGGCAATTCGTCGGGGATAAGCCATCGCGTCGTGCCCTTGGCGAGATCGGGCACCGGGATGCCGCGAACGTCGACGGGCTCGCGAATGTTGGCGCGATACTCGATGACCTTCCAGCCGCGGCCGGCGCCGACTTGCCATGTGGCTTCCGATTTGCCGATGCCGGGCGGACCCCAAAGCATGACGGGGTCGCGCCCGTCGATAAGGATATTGAGAAGGCTGACCGCTTCGGCGATCGTGACGCATTGCTCAAGAATGGCAGACATTGGGTGACTCCGTTTGTTTGATGCCGTTTGCAGCGGCGGGTTTAGATGACAGTCGGACGATCGTCGTCGTCCTGGTGATATGCAAAACGGCCGACGACCGCGCCGTTCGTGTCGCTGATGGCACCAGATTGGTCGCCTTTCGCGACGCGGTCGGCGACATTGCGCAGGATCGTGAAGGCTTCGTTTGCGAAGTTGTCGACGAAGGCTTCGTTCTCGGTGTTGAATGTGACGGTGAACATTTAGTGACTCCGTTTGTTTGATGCCGTTTGCAGCGGGCGGGGTTTAGGTAACGTCGGGATATTCCGCATAGTCATCGTGGTCGGTTGCGTACCAAGCTCGCTTGGCCTCGACCGCGCGGCGCAGGAACTTTTGCGCTTCGAATAGTTCATCGAGCGCTTTCTGTCGGCTTTCGTCCGTGAACGAATGCGCCACGGACATTTCAGCGCACGCGATCGCGTTGTGCGCACTGTCGATGATGCGGTCGGCTTTGGTTCGAAAGTTCATGGGTCGGTGACTCCGTGTTCTGGACCGCACCGCAAAGCGTCCGAAGGTCTGGCGATTGGTTGCGCGCCGTCGTTTGCCAAGACGAGCAACAATCCAATCGGCCGCTTTGCGATGCGGTTTGATGCGAGATGCATCAATGACGCCGCCCGCGTGGGGCGGCGCTTTGATGTATTCAAATCTGAAAATTTGGTTGGGGCGCTTTGTCTGATGGCAATATGACCGCGCTAAGCAGTTCCCCGTTTCGTCATCGCCGCAATCGTCGCTTCCCACTTGAACCCCGCCATCGTCCCCGCGATCGATTCGCGAGCGGCACCGGGCACAGGAGCTATTTTCCGCATGACGGTAATGGTGGCTGCGCCCGTGGGCCTCGCCGGTTGCCATGCGATTGGCGTTCCGCCGGAGGTTTGCCGTTCGACCAGGGGCTGCTTAGGTTCCGGAACCGCAGGTGGAACTAGCTACTGCTGCCACCGTCATTAATATAGTGCCAAACTGGCACCTTTGCAAGTGTTTCTGGCGCATTATAAGTGGCGGAAATCATTGGCGTTTTTGCCGCTTTTGTCGTCGGCGCCCCTAGGCGTATAGAATCCGCGGTTAAAACCATGCTTCCCGGACGCCCGTTTTTCGGCGCGCCAGGAAGCCCGCAAAACAGGAGCGAACCGAAAATGAGCCCAGGCCCACGGCCGATCCCGACCCATCTCAAGGTGTTGCGCGGCAATCCAGGCAAGCGCGCCTTGCCGCAAAACGAGCCCGAGCCGACGCCGTTGCTGGAAGTCCCCGACGCGCCCGTCTTCCTGCAAGGGTACGCGCGCGTTGAATGGAATCGGATCGCTGAAGAGTTGGTGCGGCTCAATCTGTTGACGGTCGTCGATATCAATGTGCTGGCCGCATATTGCGTCGCGTATTCAAGATGGCGGACCGCGGAAGAGGCGCTCGTTGAAATGGCGCGGCGCGATCCCGTGCTCGCCGGTTTGATGTTGAGAGTCGGCAAGCACGGGACGCCGATGCAAAATCCACTGGTCGGCACCGCCGCCAGGGCTGCCGCAGACATGGTCAAATATGCCGCCGAATTTGGACTCACCCCCTCCGCCCGGGCACGCATTGCCGCCGGGCCTCTTGCCACTGCCAAAGCCAATAAGTTCACGGGACTCATCGCCCGTTAGACGCACCGCCTACGGGCGGAAGCGCGCGCGCGAAGTCATCGAATTCATCGAAGCACTGACGATTCCGAGCGGCGCCGGCGAAGGTCAACAGTTCAAGCTCGACAAGTGGGAAAAAGATTTCATCCGCGACATCTACGAGCCGCATCGCAAGCTGCGGCGCGTGGTGCGGCGTGCGATCCTCTCGGTGGCGCGCAAGAACGGCAAGACCGCGCTGATCGCGGC